AAAAAAATGATTGATGCCTTGCCTCCTGAAGTTAAGCGAAGAGTGGAAGAGAAAGCAAGAAACAACTCAAAAAATAGTTATTAATATGTCTGATACTACTACAAAAGTAAAACTTCCAACTCCGGAAGAGATTACTAAAACGCTGCAACATCATTTAGATAAACTTGTTCCGATTATAAGTGCCGTTGAAGTTGAGTTGGCTACAAAAAGAGATATCCCCGTAGAGCATATTGTTCAATTATACAAACAGCAAAGGGATATGGAAGGAGCAATTCGGTAACTATATACCTGTTAGACCATGCTTATAAAAGATTTCTTTTAACATAGCAATCAGTCTTCAAAACCCTCTTGGATGAAATCTTCTTCGTTTTGCGCAAAAGTGTCTGATGCGTCTTTCGCATCATAAGCAGCGTCTTCTATCATTTCTCTATTTGCGTTATCAATATCTTCTTCCATTCCCTTTTGGTCATGCGCTTCATAATCATCGTTAGAAATTACCGGCTTTTTGAATTTTGGTGGTTCCATATTGGTATTATTTAAAGAATATGACAAACAATCATGGGGAGCTTATTTTTTCAATTTCGATCTTTACAAGATTAACGAAACCATCTAATGGTGTATTTGCATGAGTAGTAAATTCATGTTTTTCACTACTATTCACTTCCTCGTCTGTTAGTTTTTTCACTGTTGCCAATTTATCAAAACCACGGTCAAAAATCCGCAATAGGTATGTTTCTCCGTCTTTTCCAATTATTTCATCCGTATATAAACTTTTCATTTCCCCTTTAACAGAAGCCTTCATTATACTGTGAAAGATATTTGATGCTTCTTTAGCTGATTTTTTCTTTGCCTTTGCCATGCCACAAATTTACTACTTTTATCTAATGGGAAACCCCCGCAAGGAAAGCCTCTAATGAGAAGGCAACCAATACGGGGTTCACGGCACATATATTGATGCCGTTATTTCCTGTCGCTCGACACGACTTATTTTTAAAGGGCATCAAGCCCTTTAATTATTTTCGGATTCTTCTTCCTCTATGAACTTTAAAGCTAATTGAGTACCTATTTTGGGGTATGCCCTTTCTATTCCTCTTTTGAAGACCTCCCATTGAGTATTGGCTCGCATTAATGCTAATACACCACTAAAATGCTTGTCCAATGCGGGATGTCCTGTTTCTTGAGTAAGCCATTGATGATGCTTTGCCTGCCTTCTTCCGATTTCTTCAATAACTGGATTCCTTTTTCTTAGCTCTTCCAGTATGCCGGGAGCTAATCTGTCATAAATAAAATCGTTTGTATATCTCCCAACAACACCGGGCATTTTCATGGTTGTTTTGTCTAACGGCCACCCTTTTAGTCTGAATAACTCTTCATAAAATTCCATTGGGAAACATCTCGCCCACGCTGCATATTCTTTCCGAAGATATTTATCTAATATTTTTTGAAGAGCATCTCTTTGCCTTGTCTCTTGGAAACCCGTTGCTTCATCAACTAAGGCAATAATTCCAATAGTGGCAAACCCTCTAATTAAGGAGTGTGATCTTTCCGCATATGTCGTTTGTCTCGGTGTTAAGACACCTTTTTTTTCTGCATCAATATATACATAGCACACCAAAGGCAATATATCTGCCTTATATCCGTAGGCTTTTTGGCCGCCCACCATTTCAAATTCAATATGTTTGGAAGACTCTATTAATTCGCTGGAAATAAATTCTTTAAGATTATTTGCTCTTAAAAAGAGTGGCGCTGTGAAGACTGCTGTTTCATCAACAGAAGACTGATCTTCTTTATATTTTGGCTTACCAGTCCTCCCCAATGCTCTTAAAAACCCTTCACGGCTCAAAACTCTTTCACCTGTGTCCAGGTTGTAGCAGCGGATTTTAAATCCAGCAATATCAACAACCCCCTGATGGGTTGCTAAGGGTGTTTTCTTACTCATTTGATAATTTGTTTTGAATTGCTAATATGAGTTCTTGGTTATCCAAATAACCAGTTTTTATTCTCTTAATCATTTTTAAAACCGTGTCTTTCGTAACTCCTAATTCACCTGCCAATGTGCGTAAACTTGCTTCCGTTATCCCTGCTATGGCCAGACAATAAAACCATTTCCTCAAATCAACCTTACTCCTGTGAAATAGTGTTCTTGCCGTTATACTAAAATTTGTATTGCATTTATTACAACGGTAGCGGCGTCCCTTTTCAATAGGGGAAGAAAAACTGGTTTTACAATACGGGCAGATTGGGGTATTATTCCACAATATTTTTTCAAGGAATTTTATGGCATCCTCTTCCTTTGGGAACTGCTTATATACCTGTTTTAATGTAACTGTCATAGTTAAAGATAGGGCAAAGATTAAAAATAAATTTGGACAAACCAAATAAACATTCTACCTTTATCTATGACAAACAGAAAACGATGAAAACATTCAAAAGCATATTAGAGTTTCAGAAAGAGTTTAGCACAGAAGAAAAGTGCAGGCAGTATTTAGAGCAACAACGTTGGAATGGGACACCCGCTTGCCCGTTTTGTGGTTCTATAAATGTTTGCCGTTTCAGTAATGGCAAAATATTCAAGTGCCGGGAAAAGCAATGCAAAAATAAGTTCAGTGTAACGGTTGGCTCTATTTATGAGAACACTAAAATCCCTTTAGCTAAGTGGTTTTTAGCTACATACATTTTATCTGTGCATAGTAAAGGTATCAGCAGTTTGCAGCTTGCTAACTGGCTTGGAGTGACCCAAAAGACAGCATGGCACTTAAACCACCGTATAAGGAAAATGCTCACAGATAACGCCCCTGAATTACTGGAAGGCATCGTTGAGGTTGACGAAACTTATGTAGGCGGCAGCTTAAAGAATATACACGCAAGCAAAAAAGAAGGCAAAAAAGGATTAGATAATAAAACTATGGTATTTGGTGCATTACAACGTCAGGGCAAAGTAAGAGTAAGGGTTATACCTCAAACCAATTTAGAAAATGTTAGTGCAGCGATTGAAGATTTTGTAGCACTTGACAGCACTATGGTAACAGACGAACATCATGCTTATAACAGGGTGGGTTTAAAATACGATCACAGAAAAGTAAACCACAGAGATAAGGAATATGTTCGTAAAGAAGATATACTGGTACATACTAATAATATTGAAGGCTACTGGAATATCCTTAAAAAACAAATTGATGGCATCCATCATTCAGTTAGCCCAAAACATTTACAACGCTATTGTAATGAATCAGCATTCAGATATAATAGCAGGGCTTTGTTGCAGGATGAGCGTTTTGCTGCTGCGCTGGCTAATTGTAACGGTTCATTAAAATATAAAGTATTAACCTCAAACGAAACCGAATGAAAGACGGAATTTATTTAAAAGAGATGGGTAAAAAAATAAAGGCAGCAAGAGAAGCAAAAGGACTTTACTTGCGGGACTTGGGCAAGCTGTGTAATATTCATTACGGGGCAATTTGTGAAATAGAAGGCGGCAAAAGAAACAGCCATATCCTTACTTTGAAAAATATTGCGGATAAATTAGGTGTAGACGTGAAAGACTTTATTTAAAGTTTGTATCTTGTATAAAACCACCTTTTATGCAAGCGTTCCAATCTTGGGCAGATATTGTAATAATGCTCGTATTAGCAATTGCCTATATAATCACGTTTATAGTTCAAAAAAATCAAATAAAAGCTTTAAAGGAAACATCTAAAGCTCATGCAGAGCTAACACAATCTCAATCGGTTCACATTGGTACTTATAAAAACCTATTTAAGCCAGAAGAGTTGGAAAGCTTCATTAAAATGAAAGTAGAGCTAAAGCTTGAAGATTCCAGTAAAATAATAAAAGAAAAAGAGAAAAAGGTACAGGAATCGGAGGAAGAAATTCAAGCTTGGGTAGTATTATATACTGACACAGTGTGGGCATTATATGGGGTGTTAAGGAGCTTAGATGGGATGGCCAAGAATGAAACTCGTCTTGAATTTGTTACCCAGTTTTGTCAAAAAAGTAATCTTACTACGTTAGAGGTATTTAAGTTTTTGGACAAAAAATTTGAAAATGTGTTACCTGAAATAAAAAAAAGCCAGAGTTAATACACCATTTTTTTAGCTCATCATACTCTTCTATTGTCAAAAAAGAACAACCTCTTAAACAACCATATTTAGCATCAAATAAGTCATTTAATATTTTAATAAAAGCGGGTATATCTATTTGATTATTTTGGGGGTTCATGGTCTAACAGGTATATAGTTACCAGCAATTCAATGGTTAATTAATCTTGAAAAAAGATTTAATCCTTCAAAGATCATTGCATTTGGTAAGCCAGGACAGGCTTAATAAAATTCCACTCGTATAAAAAAAGTGTGCCACTTTACGCACAATTGATTTGCCGCAAATTACATTTACGGTATGATCTATACCGTTGATGAGAGTGCAGAGGTGCCGATCATGCTCATTGATAAGCATATTGGATACAACGATGAGGACGGTCAGGGTATAGATGGAGCTCTTTTCCAGAGGGAATTATTGCGGCTTGATAGCATGGGTAAAAAATCCATAGATGTATGGATAAATTCGCCGGGAGGTAATGTTTTTGAAGGGTTCATGATTTTTAATGCGATCCTTAATACGAATACTCCGGTTGATACATACAATATCGGGATGGCAGCAAGCATGGCAGGTGTAATCTTCATGGCCGGGAGAAAAAGAAGGATGGCCGATTACGCAATGTTCATGACCCACATGCCAGGCAGTAGCCCAGACGATAAGATGCTAAGCGCAATGGCCGATTCCATGGTGATCATGACTTCTGCAAAAAGCAGCATTGGTGAAGAGGAAATGCGGAAGATGATGAAAAAGGAAACATGGTTGAACGCCCAAGAATGTTTTGCCATGGGGCTTTGTACAGAAGAGCCGGTTAAAAGCAGTCTTGCTAATAAGAAATGGATGCCGGCAGCAAGTGATAGCCGGGTAATCTGGATAGAAGCAAAGAAAGTCGCAGCAAATGTTTTGAATAATAATACTTCTCAATCACAAAATTCTACTAATATGAGTATGACAAAAGTAACCATGAAGTTGGGCCTTGTTGAGGCAGCAACCGAAGATAATATCGTTGAAGCCATTAAGGTGATAGAAGCGAAAGCTTACACCGCTGAAACGAAAATTATTCAGCTTGAAACTCAGCATGCCACGAAGCTGACTGAAGTTACTAACCAGGCTACTGCTGAAGTAACAGCGGCCAATGCTAAGGTGACTGATATCACCGCAAAGCTCACTGCTTCTGAAGCAAGGGCTACCACAGCGGAAACAGCCCTGACAGCAAAAACAGCTGAGTACGATGCAATTAAAGCAAAGTATGATGCAATGGAATTGGAAAAAACCAATGCCGTTGAAGAGGCTAAGAAAGTTGCTGCAAAATCCATGGTTGACACTCATGTAAGGACAGGCCGGATCAAGAATGAAGCTGCTGTTATCGAAAAGTGGGTTGCCCTTGCAACCGCCGATCTGGATGGAACAAAATCAATGATCGAAGCAATTCCGCTGAGTGTAAATGCTCCGGTATTCCAGACAGATATTCCGGCAGCAAATAACCAGGCTGGCTTATCAACAACGGCAATGCATCTTGCAGTTAAGAACAAAATGAAGAGAGAAGGAAAAGTAGTTGTTTAACAAAAAACTTTTTATCCTAAAGGATCAATAATAAAATTTAAAAACTAAAAACCCCTTACCATGGCCCTCGTAATATCAGATACCGCTTATGCCGGAACGTTTGCAAGTTATTTCTGGCTGCCCGCCACATTTGGAATGGATACCCTGCAGAAGGGAGTTGCTTATGTACAGGACGGGATCAAGAAAACACACACCATTGGCCGTGTTGATTTTGCAAACCCACTACAGGCCAGGGTAGCAACGCCAAGCTCCAGCGGAACATTTACCGTGGATGGCAGATCGCTGTCACCAACTGATATGATGGTTTACACGGAATTCAACCCCCGTGATTTTGAACAACATTGGCTTGCTGAGCAGCTGAGCCCTACGCTTTTGGCAAGGGAATTACCAGTAACTGCAGAGACCTACATGATGCAGATGGCATTAAACCGTACATTTGAGCAGATCGAACTTGGTGTATGGATGGGATCTACCACATATACCGCCGTTGCCGGCGATCCTGGTAATGGACAGTTGAAGTTCTTCGATGGCTTCCTGAAAAAAATGGTTGCTGATGCCGCTGTATTGAAAGTAGCAAGCCCGCTGCCTTTGAGCGCCGCTGCCTCCAGTGGATCAGTTTATAATATCGTTGATGCCTTCAATGCATTGCTGGCCCTGGCAGCTGCAAATAAGAAAGCATTGCTGAGCAAACCAAGCCGTTATCAGAGGTTGAAGTTCCTGGTATCGGTGAACACAGAACAAATTTATCACACCTTCCTTACCACTACCTTGACATTCAAGGGTATTAATACCACCGAACAGGGGATTAACAAGTTCAAAGGATATGAAGTAGTTCCTTTGGCCGGTATCCCTGATGATACGATCGTATTCACGGAGGCCCTTGATGATACCAGCTCCAATTTATATATCGGTATGAACAGTACTGAAGATAATAACCTGCAGCTGCAAAGGCTTCAGGCAAACAGTGAGCTTTACTTCCTGAAAGGGTTGATGAAGTACGATGTTCAGTACGGGTTCAGTGAGCAGGTGTTTTTATTCACTACCCTGGTTGCCGGAGACTTCAGTGTATAATGGCCCGGTGATCAATTGATAGTTGACAGGTAAAAAATTTATAACGGGCAATAGCCCACAAATGATACCAATATGAAAAAGTTCCTTTTCCTCTTTTTGTTTGCCTTGATCGGCATGGCTGTTAATGCTCAGTTCACAACTCCAAGGACGGGTACCGGGGTGAGGTATGATCCCAGGAATTTGAATTATGAGTATACAGTAAAGACCGATGCGGCCAGTGCTACGATTGACACGTTTGCGGTGTCACCAAGGTCATGGCGAACAATGTACAAGCTTGTATTGGTTGACAGCGTTTGTGCCGGCAACCCCGTTGTTACCAGATCGTATGTAGGGGATGAAATAACATTTATTATTTCAGCTGCCAGTGGTACCCCATTTTTAAGATTTGTCGGGTCAAATTGGATAACGGCAGCAGGAACAGTAACTATGACTACCAACTTACGATCAATAGTCACATTTGTTTTTGATGGGGCTAAATATGTTGAATCGAAGAGATATACCCAATAGAGTTTATATTTTTTAGGTATATCCAAAACGTATTTATCATTTCTCAAAAAGTTCTATGAACACAGAAAATACCCAAAGCCTTCGGAAGCTGGTCAGTTTTTTGAATTTGAAACCAAGTGTTACCGAAGTTTGGTTGAATAATAAAGGTGATTATCAACTTTCTCAGCAAAAGGGGTTTGATGAGAAAGTAACACGGGAAGAGGTTTTGGAACATGAAAACGATTTGCCGGCAGAGGAAGTAAAAGAGAATACAGTTGAATCGGCAAACGTTGAGCATCTGATGATCACAGTAAACCAGGCAAATGAGGCGCTGGTATCAGAAAAAGGAAAGGTTGCGATCCTGGAAGCTAAATTGGAGGCAGCAGAAAAGGATCGTGATTCATATAAGGCCCAGGTAGGTGAGTTGATTGAAGGTGAAGATGAAGCGGAATTACAACCAAGGAACGGAACCTGGTTGCAGGAAAGAAGAGAGAGTGCTGATACAATTGAGGCACTGAAACAAAAAATAGATGAACTGGAAGCGTTGAATGTCAAACAACCTACTTAATAGTGTTGTCGGTATAAATGTTCCGATTCAAGCCTTCCAGGTTTTTTTGTATAAAAAACTAAAAGCTCTTTGGCCGGTTGATGATACCAATTTCGAAGGATATGGCCGGGTATATAGAAATTCAAACGACAGGGGGTATGTGCCTGAAGTCTTTGTAAGTTCTACTGAACCCGGAAACACTCAATATAAGGGTGTTGTTTTCGATAAGACCATTTTGAAAGCCATGTTTTTCTTTAACCAGGAAGATAAGGCAACCTTCAGCGAAGGATCTGAAACGGCAAAAGTCTCTTTGATATTTATAACGAATATTGCCATGCTAAAAGCGGAGTTTCCGCACAGGGGAGATGAAGAGGTGAGGAATGATGTTCAAAAGCTTTGCAGTATGAATGTTCAGAATTTTATCCTTACCGGAACAGAGACAGGATTTAGTAATGTGTTCCGGCAGTTTTCAGGATTAACGAATAAAGACGGTGAGGTATTTGAAGATAGGCACCCGCTGTTTTGTTTTAAATTAAATTTCGATTTGTTCTATCAACCGACACAAATAAAATGTTAACCTATGGCTCTCGTTAACCCATGTAACCTAGCAGCAACTTCCTCCAATACCGGAGCTGAATGTAATAATGCATTGAAAGCTTCTGCACAGATTTGGCTGGTTCCTAAAACCGCTTTTTGGCAGACAGCCGATCTTGCAGATTTCACTGCATTCCTGAATACGAAGATTCATGCTACAGCTGCCTCCAGGTTCTATCCGATATTTGGTAATTCAGCGCCAATAAGAATTATCACAGACAACCCGGCAGCTGATGTAATTGAAGAGTTGGAAGATGGTTCAGTACAGTTCATCCGTTACGGAATGTACAACCGTACTTTCCTTACAACTGAAGGAGGTATGGATCTTGCCCGGCACCTGATGGGCCTTAGCCAGAATTATGCATTTATTGAGACTGATATCATAGGTCAGGTTGGGATGATGAAGAATGCAGATGGCACATATTCAGGCTTTCCGACAAACCTTGCTTATCCACCGGCTCCGATGCTTGCAAACCTAAAAACCTCTTATAAGAATCAATTCATGCTGTCATTCAGCCCGAATAATTATATCAAAAAAGGGTATGTATTCAGCAGTGATGCAGATGAAGATATCCTTTCACTCAGAGGCTTGTATGATACTGAGGTTACACAGGGCAGCGGCGTAAACAGCATAACGAAAATTTATGTTGATGTTACTACAATTGCCGGTGGAACCGACCTAGTGGCCCTGTATGGTGCTACCCTGGCTGCAGTAGGTAATTTCGTTTTGACCAATGCAAACGGAACACCTAACACACCTTCAGCTGCAGCGGTAGTAAACGGTGAAGTTGAATTTACAGGAACCTTTGCAACCGGTACCAATATTACTGTTGGGCTGGCCGCTCCAAGCGTACTGAAAGCAGCCGGGATCGTTGGTTATGAAGGAACAAAAACTTTGGCTGCAGCCATCCCATAATAGCTAGTGCTTTATGGCACTTAGTAAAGGACAGTTGGAGTTTGTTGATGAAGAGGTAAAGAGGGAATGGCCGGTGCAGTATAAAGAAGCTCAATTCTGCAAAGAGAAAAAGGCACTGTATAAAAAGATAAGGACAGAGGCCAGGGAGAGGTTGATTAAAGAAATAACAAAAAATAATTCAATGCCGAAAAATATTCATGGGGTAAATGTAGAGTTACAGCATCCCGATATCATAAAAGCAAAAAGTATTGCTGACCTGGAGAAACTTGATTTGTTCAGCAGCGTGAATGAAAAGGATCGGAAGGCAGCTTATCAGGAATTGTGGAGTGAGTTGAACCCCGGAAAGAAACCGGCCGTTGACAAGGAAAAAGACCATGAAGAAAAATAATTGAGACTGATTAAAAATACCTGGAAAGGCAGACGTTGATGAATGTCTGCCTTTTGTAATTTAGGGAATATGCTGGATGATCTAAAAAAGTTTATTGATGATCTTGAAGCCTTCGATGCAAAAGCGGAAGTGATTGCTATTATCGGGGAGAAAACAGAAATGTTAGCGGAGCTTCAGAGTGAACAGTGGATGGAAGGCCGGGGAGTTGATGGGGAATATATCAGGCCATACTACAGCGAAAACCCATATTTCAAGAATAAGGATGCAGCGGTAAGATATGCCAGGTGGAAGCAGAAGATAACACCGAATCCTGAGCGACCATTTGACGTACCTAACCTTTATATCAATGGGTACCTGCACAGTTCGGTATTCGCAAAGGTAATTGATGATGAGGTGGAAATAGATTCACTTGTTTCTTTTGCCGATGAAGTTTTCAGAACACACGAAAATGCAGTTGGTTTGAGTGCAAAGATGAGATTATTATTCGCTGAGCAGGTAGTATTACCGAACTTCGAAGATGTATTGAAAGAAAAAACAGGGCTTATATTATGATGATCACCAAATGTTCAGAGTGCAGCGTAAAAATATTCATTGACTGTTTGTTCAATGGAGACAGAAGTGCATTGAATGGTGGTGACTTCGATAAGATATTTACGGAGTACGTGGATCTGTCCGGTGTAGGTGAAACCAGGGAATACGATCTTTTGACCAGCATCCACAACGTACAGTGCAGGATAACATTTATTGATACTATGGTAAAAGTACAAAAGGAATTTTTTATGAATTTTGAAATTCCTTTTGTTAATGCATTCGATGATTTCAGGAAATACGGGCACCGGCTCAGCTGGAACCCGGAAAAGCCTGCTGACTTTATTACTCAGTTGCAGAGAGTGGATGTAATAGAGCGTAAATCAATAGCAGAGCTGGATGCATATATAAAAGAATTAAAGAGCCTGAAAAAAGATGGTGTTGTTCCGGATAAGAATGGACGAAAAGACTTTATCCGGCAGCTGAATACCCTCAATAAGGCCGGATACAAAATTGACAGGGAAAAAACAGATATGGAAGAGTTGGCACTGATGATCAGGGATCATAACGATTATATTAGGGAGTTATCAAATAAACCAAAAGAATAATGGGCCAGAACATTGTTGAATTAGGGTTTGATATTGACCGATGGGGCGCTGAAAAGAAGATCATCTATGAAGATCTTATGTCAATATATGAGATAGCCAAAAAGGTTAATGATACTAAATTGCTTCCTGGAGGCGGTGGTGGATGGGCAGAAATGAAGGCCCAGGTGGAGGCCCTTAAATCACAGGTCACACAGTTGCAGGATGCTAATGTAAAGTTAGCAGCTTCAATGGCAGAGGTAACAGCTGCCCAGGCAAAGGAGGGTGCTGAGACTAAAAAAACCAGTGAAGAGACAAGAAAAGCCACTGAAACGACTTCCAAATATGTTGCCGGCCAAAAGGAGTTGCTTGAAATAGCAGCTAAGAACGAAATTCAATCAAAGAAACTGACTGAGGAAAAAAAGAAATTGGCCGCTGCATTTAAAGCCGCTGAAATTACAGAGACACAATATGTTGCCCGGCTTGCTGAGATAAAAGAAAAGCAGGTTCAGCTATCAGTGTCCAGCCAGGGCCTTAATGTGGCGCTGAAAAATATTGAGAAGGGTGCCCAGGCAACCGATGGATCACTGGAGAAGCTAAGGACTGAATTGAACCTATCACTCATGACCTTCGATAAAATGAGTGCTTCAGACCGTGGCGGGGATATCGGGAAGGAGTTGGAAGGGAAGATACAATCACTGACAAAAGAAATAAGTGCCTCTGAGCAGGCTACAGGACGTTTCCAGCGCAATGTAGGTAACTATGCTAACAGCCTTGCGGAAGGGTTTGAGAATGTCCGGAGGGAAATATCAAGATTGAAGCAGGAACAAAATGATTTGAGCAATTTAAAGAGCAGTGATCCTACAGGATTTGCAACCAGGGGAGGTGGAGAGCAATTAAAAAGAACTACAGCTGCATTGGGCCAATTGGAGAATGTAGAAAGGATCAGCTTAAAAACAAATACAAATTTATCTGGTTCTGTACGTGATATCAGCAAGGCATATATGACCATGGCAGAGAGCGGAAATTTCAGTAAGGAGTTTCTGAATGAGTTCAAAAAATTCACCGCTGATTCAGTTGATAAGGTTAATGATTTGAAGGATGAGATCAGGGCCCTTTCATCAGATACCCGGAGCTTTGATCTATTGTCGGGCAGCATAAACGTTATGGCATCAGGTTTTCAGATTGCTTCCGGGGCCGCTGCCATGTTTGGAGGCAGTGAGGAAGATGTACAGAAAATAACGATGAAATTGGTAGCTGTCCAGAATATAGCTACCGGGGCCCGTGAAATTGCGAATGAAGCGACAAAAAGGGGATCAGCGTTGAACCTGGCTTATGTAGGCATTCAGAATATGGTGGCTACTGCAATGGACAGATCAGCGGCAGCCTCAGTAAGATTAAAAGCTTCCTTGGGGTTGTTAGGCATTGCTGTTACCGTTATCGGGGCTATTGCAATTGCTTTATCAATGATGGGTAAAAAGGCTACTGAAGCTGAGATAGCACAGAAAAATCTTAATGAAGCCATGAAAGAGGCCGGTAAGGAATATGGCACTGCCATTGAGCAGGTTAATTCCCTTCGCACAAATATTGATCTTGCAAAGAATAAGTTTCTTGATAAAGAAGCAGTGGTTAAGCAGTATAATGAATCCATGGGTAAGACAACCGGGGAAGTAAAGTCATTGGATGAAGCTGAAAAGGCCCTGAATAAAAATGCTGATGCATATATTCAGTTCATGTATCTGAAGGCAATTGCTACGGCAGCATTCGCAAAAGCATCACAATTGGCTGTTGATAAGCAGTTGAAGTTGCTGGAAGGCCCGGATAAGGATGAAATGTTTTTGGCAAGCATGTTAGTTGGTGGTAAGAGAGCAAAGGAACTTGCTGATAAACAACAAAAAGAACAGTCTGTATTATTCGATAAACAGATAGATTCATTACTTGCACTTGCAAAGGAAAAACAAGGTGAGGCAGCAAAGAAGGCAAAGGAAATGGGGTTTGATTTCTTTGGTACCCCGGACAAAAAGGATAAGGCAGATAAAAAAGATTCTGCCACTGATATGTTTAAGAATGAAGAGGAAATGAGAAAGGCACTGTTTGAAAAACAAAAAGTGCTGTTCCAGGAAAGGATTGATCTGAACCAGAAAGTTCTTGATGATGATAAGAGCACGTATTTTGAAAGGATAGCCGCTGCCCGAAACTTTACCAGGGAAAGCATTGCTTTGATCAATGCACAAAAAGATTTTGAGCTAGGTGATTTAGGTAAGCAGCAAAAAGAGGAAGAGAGAAAGGCCGGAAAAGATATAAAGGATAAAAAGAAACGTGCTGAGGTGCTGGAAACCATTGATAAAGAGTATGCAGCTAAAAGAGCGGTGATCGAAGAGAATACCCGTATTGCGATCGGGAAAATAAAAGACGGTGAAATACCCAGGCAGAAGGCCATTGACAAGGCAGCAAAGGAGTTATTGAAAAAAAATCTTGATGAAAAATTAAAGCTGGAGCAGGAAGCCGCTGAACACCGGAACAAGGTTCATGATAATGAAATGACCAGCATTCAGAATACCTATGATGCTGAGATTGTTAAGCTTGAAGATAAGTTTGCCCGTGGGTTAATATCCGAAAAGAATTATAACCGGGAAAAACTCAGGCTGAAAGCTGAGTTGCAGGCCAAACAGCTTGAAAAAGAAATTGAATTCCTGCAACAGGAAATTAAGATTGCGAAGGCACGGGCAGAATTGGAACCTGATGCAGCTAAAAAGACAGCGGCCCTTGATGCTATTGCTGCAGCTGAAGGTAAATTAGCCGGGCTTCAGAATGATTTATCAGCATTGTTGGTTGATATTTTCAAGAGTAATAATGATAAGACTAAGAAAAACTTTGCTGAAACATTTAATCAGATAGCTGAGATAGCTAAAAAAACACTTGATATCATTGGTGGGTTTGTAGATGCGAATATTACCAGGCAGAAAAATGCGATCCAGGAATTGATTGATAAGAACAACGAATATTCTGCAGCTGAAATTGAAAGGATCACAAACTCAACTTTATCTGAAGAGGAAAAAGCGGCAAAAGTTATTCAGCTGAAGGCCGAACAGGATGCAAAAAATACTGAATATGCCAGGAAACAAAAAGAGCTTGATATGGAAGCGGCAAGATTTAAAAAAGCCGCTGCAATTGCCACTATTATTTTGAATACTGCGATTGCAGTCACCAATGCTATGACTACAGGTGATCCATATACAGCTGGACTAAGGGCCGCAATAGTGGCGGCTATTGGCGCTGCAGAGTTGGCCGTTGCGATATCAACTCCAATACCTTCCTATGCAGAAGGATCTGATGATACTCCAGGTGGTATTTCCCGGTATGGTGAGGCTGGAGCTGAGGCTGTTAAGGAGCCTGGCAAGCCATGGAGAATAGTAAATAAGGAAACAATCGGATATCTAGCGAAACACTCAAAAGTTGTACCGCTTACAGCTGATTCGATCAATAATGCCATGTATGGCAGCATGATGGAAAGTACCTCTGATCGGTTGATGTTGATTGAAGCTATTGAAAAGAGCGGCAGCAATGCCTGGAAGCAAGCCAGTGATAAAATAGTCGGTGCAATTGAAAGGAATAAGAACAAAACGATTGTAAAAAATAATATCAATATTGGCGCTGACTTTCATTTATGGGTAAATAAATATGTAAACGGTAAGGCATAATGAGTGTTCCTCAGAAAATATGGCTTCAATTTATTGTTGATGCACAATACCGATCCAGGTGGGTTGATTATAGTGGTGGTATCCCTGTTGTTAAGATATCTTCCCCCCCGGTTTTTTTGCCTCAATTAGCACGTGGCTGGAAAGAGGCGCTGATTGCTTTTGGTACAAATATAAAGTACTGGAGTTTGATCAGATCATACAGCCAACCGTTGTTTTTCGTAAATGATGGGGCTATAATATGCAGGGATGCTATTTACTCAGCAGCAAAAAAGGGCTATGAGGAAGAGTTATACATTTTAATATTGAAGTTAAACCCTGCAACAGGGGTGTATGACTTGGAATATAAAGGCCGCCTGGAGTTTTCAAAGCATATTGATATGCCCCGCAAAGGGATAACAGTAAACTCAATTGAAGGAGGTGTATTCTCATATCTTACTGCAAATGATAACGTTGACTATGCATTACCCCTTTCTCCTTTAAATCCGGATGTAAACCTTCTTACGATTACCGGGGTAAAGCTGCATGATACATTCAGGTATTCAGTTATTGATTTGACAGTAGAAAAGCCATCAGACTTTGATCATCATGCCGTTGCTTATTTAATACCCTTCCCCTTCATTTCAAATGACGGTGACAGTGTTGGAATTATAAGTGGAAGCCAAAGGTTTGAACAGATTGTTAACTCAGGAACGTTTACTTATTCAATGGTGACAGCTGTTTTAGCAACTTCGTCTAATTACTTTTTCTCTTCAATAAGACCTGTTACTGTAACTCCAGCAGGAAGGATTTTTGTTTCAAAAAATAATGGTGGTGCAGCCGTTGTAAGTATGAATATCTGGTTTGAAACATCACTTGGAAACAAGTATCAAGTCCTGCCATTAACAGTTTATCCAGCGGGGAACATAGATGTTGATATTGATATTGCAGCCCTAGGGCTTAGCATTCCCCTTGCCGCCAATGAAAAACTATTCTTGGTTCATTTGGTAAATTCATTAACCACATTTACCACGTTTGTAACATGGCATTTAACCGATGTGTTTTTTTCCTTTGAAACTATAAATCCACCGTCCAATGCCTACAGTTTATCAATAATAGATGTTCATAAGCAGCTAGTATCAGCTATGACCGGGGGCAGATATACCGGTAACAGTGTTTATTATTCAGCTCACAGGGAAATACAATTTACTTCAACCAATGCGCTGCAGAACTATGCTTTTGAGGTGTATTATGGATCTTTCCAGACTGTTAACACTGCCGGCATTTATACAATCGTTATTCCAGGGAAGTTGAAAACGTTGCCTAGCAATAATCAGCTATTGATATCCGGGGCCCCGTCAAATAATGGGATATACACTATCTTGAATGTAGGCCCTTTGGTTGCAGGCTATACAACGATCACAGTGCAGGAGCCAGTGACCAGTGCTACTTTGGATGGGATAATATCTTCAATACCGGCCCTGGTAATGACTTACCAGGACTTCTTTAACGATGTTGACTGCCTTTCAAAAGAAAACGGCGCTGGTATAGGGATGAAGATTGTAAATGATGTTATTTGGATTGAACCAAAAGAAGAGCTATACAAGCCTGATACAGAGATATTTGATATCGGAGAAATAGCAGGATTGAAGCTTTATTATGCAGATGAATTACTTGCTAATTCACTCCTGACCGGGTATAAATCACAGGATTACCGGCAGCGGAATGGTATCTATGAATTCAATACAACCACTCTTTTTAAACTGCCTGTTGATTCATTGCAAAGGGAATTGAAAAGAGTTTTGAAGTCCAGGGCAGATTGTTTTGGTATAGAATTCATAAGATCGAATATTTTCAATAAGCCAACAACCGATATCACAGGTGATAACCAACCGGTTGTTATTGATACAGTTCCTTTTACCGGAACAATGGTTGTAAACTTTTTTGCGACAAACCAGACTATGATCATTCCTCTTGGTATTGCTATAAGCACAGGGGATGTTATTGCGGTAACAGGCAGCGGAACAAACGTTGGAACCTGGACTGTTGGGGCCACATCAATGATACCTACAGGCATGGTGTTGTTTCTTCTCAGCGGCCCTACAATCGTGGATGAGACGAATGCAACCGTAACCATTACCCTTGTTACCGGAAAATCACGGATAGTCAACCGTCCTGCATATACAACCCTGGTAGGTGTACTTGATAACACTGTTTACAATACAGAGATATCCCCGCATAAATTAATGCTGAGATTCAAGATGTATTTAGCATCACTTCTTTCTCAGTTGTTGGATAAGAAAATTGTATTTCAAAAAGCAGATAAAAACAGTAGCCTGTCAACCACTTTGGCAGGGGTAACTGTTGCTGAAAGGCAGGATGAGGTTGTTGCTGGCTTGGGTGATCCATTATTTATTCCCAGGTATGCAGAGTTTGTAACACCTGTTCAAATATCTTTTGCGAAGGTTATGGCTAATATAGGAACCGGATATGTGAAGGGAACTTTTTACGGTGTGCCGATTTATTTTTTACCAATAGGAGAAATGCAGGCAAAACCAGCTATTAATGAGGCACAAACATGGAAGATGTTGCTGGCACCACCTCCATTGAATGATCTGGCAGTTCTGGAAAAGTTGTCAGATGAAGGGCTATTTACTAACCATTAAAAAGAGTAATTTTAACAGATGGCAACCATATTTACTTCCATATTAAACACCTTGCATTGGGTGAAGTATAATTTTACCTTGGCTGCCGGATATCATCATAAGGATATTTATGATGATAACTTTGAAAACAGGGGAAATAGTTATGTATTTGCGGGGGAATATGCACAAAAATGGGAAAAGGCACAGCTAGTTTTCAACCAGTGTATAACAAAAGATCTGAGCACAATTGATTTGACGGTATATAACAGCAAGGGGGAAGTACATTTTACAGCCCCGATGAACGTTGTTTCAAACCCGGCTGTTCAACTCCCATACGTTTTAAATACCTACTGGCTGAACATGAGCGCCTATCCGGATGATTATTACCAATGTGTAATGTCCTCTGGTTCCGGGGAAAATCTGGTAAGGTTAAGGATCAGCGAATGGATTGAGTTGAAGGCTGATCAACCAGGTACATTGTTAGCTAAATATGGTCATAGTACTAATAATAAATTCAATACTTATATGACCGATCAGATACCGTTCAGATTTGAAGCGGCACTGCTTGATTGGTATGATGATGATAGCCATGAGGGATATACAAATGAAATTGCGGATGTAGAATTGCTGGACGGAATACCGTTACAAAAAAGAATACTGGAAACTAAATTTGTTCCTGATTGGGTTCGAAGGAAACTCATTTATATTTTAATGCTGAACCGTTGTTATATTGAAGGAACAAGATATAGCCGTACCCCTGAAAATAAGATTGGTATGAAAAAAGTAGTAGGCAGCAACCTTGTCAGCTACAGGATTGAAATAAGTAAGGCCGTTAACAGCTATGGCCTTGGAACAGATGAAACAGGCACCGAAGATCAATTGGTAATTACTTATACACTGAATGCTCAGGCCTTTGGTAGTGGTAATCCGGGAGACGTAATAAACATGGAAGTAATAAATAATTAACGATGCCCAATACAGTAACATTCAATATTTCTTCCAATGCTCAACCGGGCATGGCAGTTAACCACATGGTATATGCTTTGTATAAGCAAAGCGATCCGGGTGTTATTGTTTACTCACAGGCCTTTGCCCCGCCACATAATGCAAGGCTTGTAAGCTTCCCTGGTATCGAAAGAACTAACTGGCAGTTCAAATTATTGCAAACATTACCAGACAACGTTACCGTGGTAAGCCAAATGGATTCTTATTTCTTTGTACCCGGTGACAATTTCGTTACCTATTATGAGCCGGTGGAAATAGAGATCGGGGTTACACCTGGAACAACGATTGGGGCCAATACATTCACCTTTGATGGCAGCGGTGGAACATTCGATTGGCGGGGCCGGAAAGTTTTTGTGGAAAGGGTAGGGCAGGGAACGATGAGCAGGACAACCAGTGTTCTGCAATATTCGTGGGATTCTGTCAACGGTATATTCACGTTGCTGGCAGTAGGGGATGAATTTGCCCCCAACGAATTATTCAATGTAGAATTCGGGCTTGTTACTGATGCGATATCTGGGGTTCCGGTGGCGAACCTATTCAGTGGAACGATGATCATAACGGGAGCCACAACATTGGTAGCTGGAGATGCCGGCAAGAATATAATCATCAAAGGGGCCAGTGTTGGTTTCGATATCACATTGCCTGATATAACGCTTGTTCCGTCCTCAGTTCCTTTTTATTTTGAATCGGGGATCAGCAGCCATAAGTGCGTGAGAATAAAAACGGTCATGGGCCAAACTATTGATTGGCTGAAGGGAGCGATCACAGATCTGAAAATAGGAGTATGTGAGGCCCTGGTAATCTATAAGGAGCCATCTACGACTAATTGGAGGGTACACCGGGCAGACGGGAATTTCATGCAGGTGGGCCGTATAATCGTTACTGATGCTGATATTTCCGTCCAAGAGTTCAATGTAATGGAATTGAATGGCGCTACCTATAGCATCACCGGGGCCGGGAGAAGGCTATATGAAGAGTTTGTGCAGAAGCTTCCACCTTCGCAGGTATGCACCTTTGCTGCCTGGGGAACCGGGGATAATAAGTATAAGTACAGCTATGCCAGCGGGGATAATGCGAAGTTGCCTGATCGCAGGAACCTTTATGTAAGAAACTCCGATGGTTCTATCTTACCAGGGGTGTATCAAAAAGATGCAGTATATATTGATCCGGCAAAAAACCTATTTGCCACATCAAAGAATGGTGTTGAGACAGCAACGGGATGGGATAGTAGCCCTGGAGAGATAAATATCCGGCAAGGGTTTACAATTCAATCGGAGGCTGGTGTTACCGAAACAAGGCCCAAAACAGTGGTTGTTCGTATGTTTGTATTAGTATAAATTAATGAATATGAAAAGATTATTAATTGCAGCACTTTTACTGGTATCAGGTGTATGTTTCGGACAGAGTGTAATACCTCCATGGGCAAAACCAAATAACAGTTTTGGCACCGTACAAAACGGAATTGCCTTGCAGAGAATTATTCTATTGCCAACAGGATGCGGTAATCCGGCCCCGCTTGGCGTTAAAGATTCTGCCATGAAGCAGGGGGCATATTACTTCGATAGTTGCGCTCACCGGCCATGGATATGGGATTCAAAAACAAATGTTTGGGATTCTATTCACCTTGGATCAACGGCATCTGGAGGAAGTAATTGGGGCATCCTTGGTAATACCGGAACCAATCCGACAACACACTTTGTTGGAACAACTGATTTGCAGGACTTCGTTGGCAGAACAAATAATATTGAAAGGTTCCGGGTGAAAAGTACCGGCAACTTTTGGATGAAGGATACAGCGAAGGTGAGTAAGATTATGTCGCTACCAATACCAGAGCCCGATTATGAAATTGCAATATTTCCTGATATTCAGAACATGATCGAGCTGCATCAAGCTGATAGTAGAACTATGTTTCAATGGCTGAAGGACAGCGCAGTATATTACAACGTTAAGGCAATGATACAGGTGGGAGATATTACGAATAGAAATACTACTGCCGAATGGGATACATTAACCTCTCAGTTAAATCTTATAGCTGCAACTGATATTATTCCATATAGTTTTGCGGTTGGGAACCATGATTATGGGAACGGCTTTACACCCGCCCCACGGGATGCAACGAATTACAACAATTATCTTGGTGTTGCACACTATACCGGGAAGTCTTTTTATGGAGGTCACTATGGAAGTACTAATGAAAATTTCTGGATACAATTTAATGCAGGTACGAGAAAATACCTTGTCATGAATTTGGAATTCCTTCCAAGGGATGCAGTTGTTACCTGGGCCGGAGGGATATTGGATTCAGTTTATACAGCCGATCCAGCAAGGGAGGTCATAATCAATACCCATGCTGTTATTACTACTTATGGGGAGCTTTCTACTGATACCAGCGTTTATACCGGTGATACTTATGGGATGAGCGCCGATAATAGCGGTCAGGAGCTTTGGGATAAGCTGATAAAGAAAAAGCCAAATATCAAATGGGTTGTATCGGGGCACTACCTTATACCGAATGTTTGGCCGAAGTACGGCCTGACAGATCGAATAATTGCAACCGGGGAGAATGGCAACCTGATCAATGCAATCTTTGTCAATTACCAGGACGATAGTACAAATGGAGACGGTTATTTTCTCCGTTTGAAATTTCACCCATCATTAGGAACGGTTGATGCAAGATATTATTCATCTGTTAAGAAGGCTGAAGATCCACGAATACAGTATTCACCTCCATTTGCTTTGCAAGATCCAGCTATACATGTAATCACTTCGATGGCGGTTAAGGGGGATGCTGCTATCAATGGTGACTTTCGGGTTGCTGGAGAGCTTAAAAATGAGAAGCTTTCAAAAGATGGCATTGCTTATACTGGTGATGATCATATTATTAATAATTCGCCAAATCTTTTATTCAACTCAGCGCAAGGATTAAGACTTAAAAATCTTAATAAAGATACTGCTACAATTACCATTACAAAAAACCCATTAGATTCAACCAATACTCCTTATATAAAATTTGTTTATGGCCCGGCAGGGCAATCATTTCAGATAAGGGGTGGCACTGAGCAAATATTATATGGTGGCTGGAATAATAATATTTTCATGGGGGATTCGGCTGGCGCAAAAAATAGAGGCGCAGCCAATTCAGGTTATGGCCCTTTTGCTTTAGCAAGAAATATACAAGGAGACAGAAACTTTGCGGCTGGCCCATATTCACAAAATGTTGCAGTTGGGAGTGATAATACCACAGTCGGTACTTATACAATGTTAGGTATTGTGAATGGTGGAGACAATACAGTTATGGGAGATTATTCATTGGTTAATGCTACAGGTACAGTAACAGGAAATTCAATTTTTGGAAATGATGCTTGGGGTACTGAAGGAGCTTTAGTTGCCCCTACATGGAATACAACTGTTGGTAAAAACATTGCCAGATTTTCCACTGGTTCACCATCATTTAATACTATTGTTGGAGCCAGAAATGCAACAGCTATTCAGGGTAGCCATAATCTAATATTAGGGCCAGATTCAGGGAATGGCAGTTTTATATTAGGAGATTATAATGTTTTAATTGGTGGAAATAATGCTGCCGGCATTAATGGTAAGAGTAAATGGATTCAAATTTCAGATTGTTTTGGAAATATCCGGGCCGTTTGTGATAGTGTAGGTAATTGGGGTATTGGCACGGTTACGCCAACTACATTGCTTCATGTGAATGGCGCAAACGGATTCAGATATGTTGATGGTAACCAGGGAGCAGGGAAAATATTGCAATCTGATGCAAATGGTGTCGGAAGTTGGCAAGCTGCTGCAGGTGGAGCGCCCGGTGGAAGTAATAAACAGGTACAGTTTAATAACAGCAGTGCTTTTGGCGGGGCTACGGGCTTTGAATACCAAGTTGGAGCATCCCCTAATGTTTTGATCCAGGCTCAAAATGCTGCATATACACCTTTGCAATTGAAGATGGCTGCAAGTCATAGCGGTAGTTCTTTTGAAATTGTAACCTCAACGGGAACTCCCGTGGTTTCAGTAGATGCAAATGGAACGATAACCGCAAATGGTGTTATCATGGGTCAATATGGAGGTGCCAAAGGTTTTTCTCTTACTTCGCCCAATGATTTATATTTTGATGCAGGTGTAAGTCATGACGTTCATATTGTAATGGGAACACAGGGGGCACACTATTATTCCAATGGAGGTGTAACAACTATCATTAGAAATCAATATGGTGGAAACAGTGCTGATTTTGAAATGGGAAGCAATTTACAGATAACTCCAAGTACAGGATATACAGGAATAGGCGCTGGTGGAACAAAAGATTATTTAAAAGTAATGACAGGTGGTAATATCGGTGCAGGAGTTACAACCCCAACATCTATATTACATACAACCTCTTTTGCAACAGGATATGTAGCAAAGACAGCTAATTATACGGCAACAATTTCTGATTACACCATTAATTGTACCAGCGGCACATTTACTGTCACATTGCCAACAGCGGTTAGCATTACGGGTAGAATCTATGTGATAAAGAATACCGGTGCCGGTACAATAACCATTGCAACAACTTCATCTCAGACAATAGACGGGGCAACAACAAAGACATTGAATACGCAGTATTCAGGCTACCAGGTACAGTCAGATGGAGCTAATTGGATAATCATTTCAACTTTTTAATTATGCAAAACTTTGTAAAACAGGTAAGCACAGCAACGAGTGGAACGGTAACTATGCCGGACACGAAACAAGATGTTGTTTTAATTCATGATGCAGAAAGTTTGGCGGAAACGCTGACCATGGCTTTTCCGGCAAACCCGGTGGATGGACAGAGGGTTGTTATTGCCTCAACTCTTGGAGTAACAGAATTGACACTTTCTTCTGCACTTACTATTGTTGGAGGGCTTTCAGTTATTGCAGCAGGAGGTTGCGCCGGGTATATCTATGAGGCGGGTCAAAATAAGTGGTTTAAGATTTCATAAAGAATAACGTACTATGTAATTCAATAATGAAAAGCTTTTTACATATCGCTGTATTGTTATTCTTTTTTTCTTTTACTGTCTCCGGGCAGCAAGGAGAAAACACGGTAACGATGAAGGAGTATATTGACAAGCAGGTGGATATGCTTTTAAAAATATCCGATATCAGATATGATAATATTGAAAGTAATGTTAGAACAGCAAACTCAGCAATGGATAAAAGAATGGATGGGGTTAATGAGTTCCGAGCACAGCTAAAAGATCAGGTTGCTACATTTCCAACCAGAAAAGAATTGTGGGGATACCTGGTTGCGGTTATTACTACCATGATTGCAATTATGAATTTTCTTCAAAAGAAAAAAGAAACAGAAAAAACCAAAGCTCATGAATAAAGAATCAATCATTGTAATAATTCTTGGCCTGATCGGGGTCGCTTATGGCTGTTTGAGAAAGATGGGGAAGCTTCAGGCTGAAGCTGATAGCGCCAATGTAAAGTTCAACCGGAAGATATATTGGACGAAAGACCGGATTTCAATTATCAGCTCTGTATTATCAGTTGCGATCTGGTATGCCATATTCGGTGAATGGGCTAAGAAGTACCCAGGGATCATTGATATCAAAAGAACGCTGTTTGTGGTAGCAGGATATTCCGGAACCTCAATAATCCAGGATGCTTTTGATGGCTTCACCCAAAGCGCAAAAAAGTATATCCGGAGCTATGTAGATGTAAAGACAAACACAGCTGATATGATGACAGGGGTATCGAAGGCAGCGCCGATTGATAAGGTAATTGAGAAGGGCAATGAAATTACAGGGGCAGACGTAACGAAGGCCCCGCCTGCTCCAAAAGATGTAGAAACGAAACCTTAACCGATGGAGACAACGAAGCAACAATGGTTGGAGCACTTGATGAAACTAAAAGAGTATGAAAAGGAATTATATATATGGTTAAAAAAACGAATGAAAAAGGCTGGAGAGGTAATAGTTATTGATGAAAGCAATACGCCTCCGCTGCCTCCAAAATCACCGATAGAAACAAAATAGTTAACCTTAAACCTAAATGTCATGGCACGCAATCTGTATGTAGTAAAATTCAATGAGACAACGGATCTATTCATGATTCATTACGATCCGAATTATTCTCTTTGTGAGTGGGGTGGCCCCAATCACCCGGACGTAATGACCTGGGAAACGCTGGCTGCAGCTCAGCAGGTGGCCGCATCAATTAACGGAGGCACAGTAGGCACTCCAAAATAATATTGAATGAGAAAGTATAAGAAGGGGTTTATAGTTTATTTCCCGGTTACACTGGTTGCAATCCAGGTAATGATTAACCTTTTGTCTTTTATAGACAAGGGGCTTTACCTATCAACGGGATTCTATTTGAACATGCTATTTGGCACCAATGTATATTTCGCTTTGTTTCTGATCATTCTTACATTCAGTATCAAAGCCTGTTCAGTTAGTAAGTGGGCCGCAATAGCCGAATGTGCTTTTGCAGTAAACTATATGGTCATTCAGCAGGATAACCTTTATAATATTCTATTCCAGGTTATTGTAGGTGTCTTGGCGATCTTTGCAACCTTCTATCATTTCATAAGGAAATTTCCGCTTTGCAGGCTGAGCTTGCTGGCTAAGTTTTATAAGAAATTAATAAAAAGCGGATGTAATTGGAATAAAGCATTTGAGGCATGGCAGAAAGATTTAGATAATAAACTTGAAAAACAATACCATGAATTTAAGCATTGAAACAGTAGTAACCCTACTAACCGGCATCGGCGTTATTGCCGGCATATTTTCATGGTGGCTATCTAAATTTCTTTCTGACAAAAAAGAAAGCACTGAGTTGCGTATTGAGGTAAAGTATCTGGAGGAAGATGTTCGTAAATTAGAGAGGGATGTTGAGGACTTGAAAAATAAAAATAGAAATTCTCACAGATAAAATAAACTATTATGGCACTTGACCTTGGCAAACTAAATGAGATCCTGAAAACTGTATCTACAAATAAGTGGCTGCTTATATGCCTCACGGCAATCACGCTAACCTACTTTGCTACAAAGTTGTTTGGCCCAGGCAAAAGCGATCCGGAGGCAGTAAAGGTGCTGCAAAAGCAGAATGATCAGTGCTCCACAGAAAAGCAACAGTTTGTGGATTACATTCTGAAGATGAATAATAGCCTCAAAGAGATGGCCGGCCAGCCGACTTCTTTTAATAACATAAATTCGGTTGAAGTCACTTTATTGGATGATGATTTCATGTTTGCTGTTTACGATACTACCAAGAAGCCAATGACCAGGAACCAGCAGCAACAACAGCTTTTAAAATGGATATCCAGCAACGATTCAGTGCTCAGAAGAGCGCATGTTGATTCGCTGAGGCGGGCCGATTCCATAAAAAAGAGGGGGTGAAATAGATTTGGTGTGAACGAATTTTCCTATATTTAACTATTCTTACTTTATTTATAATCTATAAAACTTCCTTATGACTGACATTGCAACTCCCATTCCAACATCCCCTGTAATTGGTATTGATCATTTAAAATCGGGGTTGAAAACGGTATCTGACTTCAGAAACCAGGTAGCACAAACCAAAAGATTCAACATTCTTGCATTGCTTGGCTTTGTAGATGATCTGGCTGCCATTGGCGAAACGATCACAGCCTGGAAGGATATCATTGCTGAGGCAAAGGATCTTGACAGCAATGAAAGCAAAGAGCTTGCTACCTATGCATTGGAGGTGTTGAAAATACCAGCGACTAAAGTGGCAAAATTCGTTTCCGATGCGTTGCAGTGGTTGATAACAACTATTGACCTGGTAGAACAAGCCAGGCATTTGAAAGATCCTGCATAATGAAAAATGTAAACTGGTGGAAGATTGGCATTGTTGCTGCCATAGCGGTTGCCCTATTTTGGGGAGGCTGTAAGTATGACCAGTGGAAAACAAAAAAATCAGTTGGCACAGTAAAGACGGTCACACATGATTCGCTTGTTTACCGGGATACGGGCCGGATAGTTCCTTTCAGGGTGGATCATTATGCAAAGGGAAAAGATGGCAAGCCATATCCGGTGCATGATACAGTTCCGGGTGTTCCAGAAATAATTATTGAGCCCACCGATACGGCAGCGATCCTTGCCAGGTATAATGAAACAGCATACTATCATCACCAGGTAGATACGGGCCGCTGGAAGATAACGGTGGATGAATCGGTAACACAAAACAGAATTAAAGATTGGTCACTGAAGGCTGTAAGCAGCGATACCACTACAAAAACCACAACGATAATACAGCCCCCAAAAAACTTTGTAGCCTATTTCACATTTTCCACAATGGGAAATTTCAATAACCCTTTATATGCACAGTCATTGGGGTTGGCTTTAAAATTACCGAATGATAAAGTATATCAGGTGGCAATAGTCAGGGCAGGCAATCACCGGCCAATGGTACAGGCAACATACTTGGCACCACTTCGAAACCCATTTAGAAAAAGGAAATAACCATGGCAGAGATTCAGATTGAAACCATTATGGATATCAATAAGTTTAAAAAGGATTGCAGGCGAATGGTCAAAGTGCTGAAGATCATGAGATGGTTGATAATCTTTAATCATCGGCCATTGTCATGGCTTATTAAACCGGTTCTAACAATCTGGATGAGATTAACCATAAACAGAGCAATGCATGTCAGAACAATTTGATGGCGTAATAGGATCGCTTGCCTTCGATCCGATAGAGATACCGGCGCTGCCGGAGAAATTGCCAGTGCTTAATGTAACCCTGGAGCAGTTCGGGCCTATGACAGAAATAGTGATTGATAATTTCGAAGGCGGCTATTACAATCCGAACATGCTGAAAAACTTCAAGGCAGCTGATCAGGCATTATTGAAATCATCCGGAGAAACGATGTTTGGCTTGGACAAGAAGGCCGGAGCCAGTTTGCAGCAATACCCGGAATGGAATCAGTTCTGGAAGATCGTGGATGAGGACAGGGCTAAAAACATTTGGAAGTATAATTACAAGGGCGGGGGAGTAGCTGCTGAGCTGAAAAGGCTGGCTGCGGCACTGATGTATCGGTGGTTTAGTTACTTAGCCGGCAAGTATATTTTGATATCATCAATGGACGAGATAACCAATGACCAGCGGCTTATTATTCATTTTAGTTACGCATGCTGGAATGGAGAATCTTGGTTCAAAAAATATTCTGATGCATTAAATAAAGCCATTTCAAAATTCAGTGGTAACAAAGATGCAATCTTTGAGGAAGCGATTAAAGCCAGAACACAGGCAACAAATAAATTTGGTCTTCCCAATAGAGCCATAAGACAACAAGGAGAGCACATGTTAGCCTTATTCGCCAACCTACATTTATAGAAAAACCTCACATTTCTGCAAGGCTTTTCATATCTTTATTGTGACTAAACTTTAAAGATATTGGCAAAGATAATAGTTCATTCAAAAAAATATGGTGAAAAAATTATCCTTATAGATAAGGCTGATTTTGAACAGCTTAAACAATATAGTTGGTATGTTGATAAGGTTAAGAATAAATTCTACGCAACCAGAAGTGGATATCCAGGATCGCCAATAAGGATGCATAGGGTTATAATGGGTGTCTCAGACCCTAAAATACAAGTTGATCACCGAGATAAAAATGGGCTAAATAATAAAAGAAGCAATCTTAGATTATGCACAAACAGACAAAATAGTTGTAATAAAATTGCTATTAAAAATAGAACTTCTAAATATCTTGGAGTTTGGTTCAATAAAAGAAAAGGCAGCTGGAAGTGCGAAATAATGAAAGATGGGAAAAAGGTTTATTCTCGATCATTTAAAACAGAAGATGAGGCAGCATTAGCATATAACCGAAATGCCCCTAAGTTTCACGGGGAATTTGTAAGCCTAAATATCATTCCATAGCTCCAGGCAGCTACCTGCACAAAAATATTTTTGGGTTAAATCAGAAACTCTTTACCTTTAACCTTATGGTATTGTTTATTATTTTCCTTGTACTTGCAGCTTTCACAGGTGGAATATATCTCGGTAAATATCTTGAAAGAAAAAAGAAGCCGCCTGTAAAAGATGAGCAAGCAGTGAAAATAAATATAGTAGCAGATTAAATTTGTCTCGTATTTTCTAATCAATAAATGTAAATCAAATGAAACTTTTAAAAACCGATTTCACTTCCGGAGACAACGGCTTGCAAAAAAATTATCACATTGAGCCTGTAACTTCCGAAAACGTTTTGGACACAGTACAGGACGGTTCACAAAACTTTATTACTGTTGATCCCGTTGCCGATGATGCAGATCCAACCGCCAATGTAGTTGTTGAGACAGTGGCAAAGGTTGTTCCTAACGGAGATGATAAAAACAAATTCGGCCTTGTATGGGTAGGCGAAGGAAATGTAAGGGTGAAGGCGAAGGCCGATGCTGATATGGGATCTGAAGTAAAGATCATTACCGGCCAGGCTGATTTTGAGCTGGTGGATGAAGCCACGAAGATCAATATCGTAGCCGACTAAGAATTTTCATAAAAGTTGGTTTTGGTGAAAGAAGCCTTGGGCGAAAGCTCAGGGCTTTTTGTTTTGTCACGCTTCAGGATTTATATATAGGAGGCAAGCCGGACTATGCAGCAAGTCAGTATATACTGCATGTGGATAAATAAACTTATAGGTTGACGGCAAAAATGTAACGCTTAGGAGCATTATATAGTTAAAGGACTGTATGAAAGAGACAAAACACAAACTTACCAGGGATGGCCGGTTATACTACTGGTGCCAGGTAATGAAGGATCAGGGCCGGGAATTATTTTTCAGAAGGGGCAAGGTTAACATGATCCTGCTCATTGAGGAAGGCGATATTATTTCCGTTGGGATATCCGTTGTAAGCATGCAGGATGCTATTCACCGGTGCCGGGAACGGTTTGGAATTCGCAACCTGGAGATCATGATAAGGCAGGAAATTAATATGGATGAAGTACGGAGAATTCTTAACCTGCCTGATAATGAAGATGATATTAGTTGAATAGGAATTATGCAAAAGAGGCATAGGAATTGTGTAATAACTCAATAGTCTTTTTCAATTACATTTGTTTTGTTATTGAATTATTTATAAATAAAACTTTATCTAAAATGACCGACATTAAAAAACCCGTCCTTTCAAAAGAGGATGCAGAGAAAGCAGAAGCTACAAAGCAAAAAGAAACCGGCAGGATCAAGGGTTTGATTGATGCTAAGAAAAAAGAACTCAACCTGGCAGTGAACGCAAGTAACACCGATGATGTTGCACGGATCAAAGAGGAAATCGGAAAGCTTGAAGAAGAGATTTTAAACCTGTAACGGGCCCGGATCAAAAATTTACCCCGCTGCCTTTCCGGAGCGGGTTTTTTGTATATTGCATTGTTAACCCATTTTTACTAACCATTCAAACAAAATGGCTACTAAGAAAAAAGCTGCAAAGGCCCCGGTAATTCGGGGCTTTCTTTTTTAAATGATTTGACTTACTTTTGTTTCAAAGCAGGAACCGGCTAAGCGGTTCAGACATATTATGGCTACTAAACGCAAGCGCAACCCTGCGCCAAAGAAACAATCCATTTCAAAAAAAGTTATTGATCCACCGCATGATGATTGCGAAGTAATTTCCAGGTTTGAAGCAACCGGCAAACCTTTTTCAGTGAAGAGAAAACAAGATGGCGTATTATTTTACATTCAAGACAGGGTGTCCAATGGTACGGCTATGTGCGGATTTATTACAGGGTTTAATTTTTTAGAGGGTAAAACATTTGTTGAACACACTTATTCCGGAGTTGGGATGAACCTTGATTCATTGGTGAAAGTGCCAACACTGCCATCGAGATTTCAGATCGGTGATAGTGTCGCTATTAAATTCAAAGAATTATCTATTCCGAGAGCTGCTGTAACCAAGGTGCATTTCAACAATAACAAAGTGTTGTATGATCTGCAGGTATGGTTTGGTGGAGGTACGGGTGCTTCTACCAGGATTCACAATGTAGATTCAGCTATTGTAGAAAACCCGGAATAATAAAGATGGTTTTAGGTGTGGGTTCAAGTACCCCGCCACGGTACGGCCCTTGTTTCAACAGGGGCTTTTTTCATGGTAACGGTTTTAGTATTATAAGTATGACACAGAAAGAATGGGAAAACTTATTAGTACCCGGAGCCACATTTGAAGCCAGGGAATTGACCAAAGAAGAGGTGAGTGAAATGATTAAAGTCATAGAGGAATATGAGCAGGAACAGGAAAGAAGAAGGATATACTTGAATGAACACTGGTGGGAAATAATGAATAGGAGGATAACTATATAAAAAATCAGGAATAATATTTGGATAATTCCGGAAATTTATTTTACCTTTTCACTACCTAATTACCACTTTTAAGTGACACTTATGAAATGGACTAAAATTTTACCTCTGATGCTATGCTTTACGCTGGTGTTATGTACGGTAGGAAGATCGGCCCCTGCTGAAAGGGGCAATGATCCCTCTCCGCAAATCAAAAAGTATGTAGCTGAAAAAAGCTGTTCTGAGATCACTACAATTCAGGTTGCTGCTATCCAGGCGGGAGACTTCCAGGATATACAGATCACAACCGATGCCGGGGAGAAGCCGGTGGATTGTTTGAAGATCGAAGTGGCAAGCAAAGAAACATACCCGGTGTACCCGGTTGATCTTCGAAGGCGGCTACCTGATATGAGTTACAAAATAAACAAGCCCCCGGATCAGTTGGAATAAATTTCTTACTAACTCAATTCGTATAAAAAAGCCTTTGTGGATATTTCACAGAGGTTTTTTGTTTGGATACTCCCTACATTTACCTCAGAATTTAATGGAATGTTAAGTGTTTCCGCTTAACTGTAAGTAAAAAGACAAGCCCGCTGTTTCTACAGGGGGCTTGTCGCTTGAATAAGGTCCGTTTTCCCGTGGAACCCTATGTATCTTCCTTTTTATCAATTGTTTGCGGATTTTCATCTTCCTGCATTAACTCTTTGAGACGGGCAATGTATTTATCAAGCTCTTCCCTTGTTGGGATATATTGGCGCTTTGCTCTGATTGGCATGCCATCCAGCCCGCATGTATGAGGGATGTATTTGCGTGTCTTAACTCCGGCCCTGGCAAAAGAACATGACTGACAGTAGTTTTTTCTCATGTTTATATTTCCAGATTTTTTATACATATAATTTTGATGTGTTGATCTAATATGTATAATGCATTGAGGTTACAAAAAGTGGAAATTCCCCGCAACCGTTAAACGGGGGTTGTATAGAAAAGAATGTAAAAAGGGAGATTTCCACCAAAAATATGCCCACATTATGATAACAATATGGGCTGAAGGAAACAGGGCTATTTTTGAATATCTTGGCATTGAGAAGGGTAACGGATCAACCAGCCGGGAGGCCCTTAAATTGGTTCCTATTGGTTTTAAGGCTGTTTTTCAGGCCTAAAGGTAAAGGACGGATCAAAGGGGGCCCGGTCCAGGTTGTGTTTGGAAATAGCCCGGAATTGACTAAAAACCACCGTTTTACAAACTATTTTCAAAAAACCCTAAAAAAATACCACAAAATAACACTTTTAACCGTTTACCTTGCTATATTTGGATATCATTTAAAGGGGGCGGCAACCCGGTACAATTCGGCAAACAAAAAAATGACTACTCAAAACTTCGCAACAACTACAGTTACCTGGAAAGTGAATAAAAAGGTAAGCGCCTTAAAAACATCCCTTGCAAAAGAGCTGCCAGGTATCACAAACGAAACTATTAAAAAACTATTTGGCCGGCTTCCTTCAGGATGTAACCCCCGTGAAAAGTACAGCGGTTTTATTACATTAACCAACGATTCAGAACCGGTAAAAGAGGCAAACAGCCCTTTTGAAGGTTCCGGTATATATACCCTATACTGTGCAAATGGTAAATGGAGGATAGGGGGGTTTTTCAAAAATCAATTTACGGATCAGCTTGCTGAGTATATAAACAGCAATAAATAAATTTCATTCACTTCAAAAACTTCGCACAAATGAAAGTCATAAAACAGCCCTTTATCGGGCAACCTACAAACCAGGCAACCGGGTGCAGCGGCATTCAGGCGCTGGTGGAATCCATTTACATTCCATACAGGGGCCAATTAATTGAACGGACATTAACCGGGTTTTCAGTAGATGGTGCCCCGGTGGGATCAGTGGAGGCAGCTAAGGAGCTGATAGATGGAAAGCGGGCATGGCAGGGGAAATCAGTAGTTAACTTTTAAACTTCGCAAAATGAAAATAACAGATACAGAAAAAAGAATATTGCAGAACCTACATTTGAAAGGATGCACCGGAAAGATGGGATCACTTAATAAGGATCAACGGGGGAAGATATTAAAAGGCCTCCAGGATAAAGGATTGCTGGACAAAAATTGCCGGCCAACGCAAAAAGGCATTGAAGTTTCAGCCCCCTTTTATGTAGCGACAAATGAAGATAATTATGATGAGTGGGAGGGTGTTGTAATAGATAAGATCGAAGAGTTTTGCGAAGTAAGCCGGTCCGATGCTCAGGGTATTGTCGAAGCTCAGCCGTTTTACATGCAGCAGTGTTGGGCAAAAGGAATGACCGGCGAAGAGACAGCAAGGTTTATAGATGCAAGAAGTGTTGTAAAATAATTTCGTAACAAATAAATTTTTTTATATGAATAAGCTTGGAGAAAGAAACTATCTTTTGCTCAGCCAGGGCGCAAAGACAACCGGCAACTATGTAGAGGCTTTTCACTATGCACAGGAGAGCTTGTATGTTCATGAGGCCGAAACCATTTATGCATTTTGTAAGTGGTGCCAGGAAGATACAGCAAACAGGTCATGGGGATCAGTTAACTATGAAATGAGATTTAAGCAGTTTTTGGAAGCAACGTTATCCAAAAACAAGTGTATGATATTTGAAGTTAAGAGAATAGAGCAAACCGTTGAAACCACTTTGATCGAAGCGGATAGCTTGGCAGAGGCAGAAGCTATTGCTGAAAAGGATCATGTATCATTCGGGAAAAATGAAGTTGTCAGTGCTGAAATTACCGCTGAGGAAGTAAATAAATTTCCAAAGGGCCGGATCATTTACACAGCTACAGGCTACAAAGATGCATCAGGAAAACAGCATGTTATAACAGGATAAAAATTTTATATGTTTAAACCTACAGCGAAAGGATACTTCAGCGGATGCGGCGGCATGGAATTAGGAATGATGCAGGCCGGTGTAAATATTATTCAGTCGCTTGACCTGGACAAACGGGCCACAGATACAATGATTGCCAACCCCCATTATTTCAATCACCCCATTTTGCACAAGGACATAAAAGATATAACGGTATTGCAGCAACATAGAAGTGATATCATTATTGGCACTTATCCATGCACTAAGTATTCAACCATTGCAGATATTCACGGATGCAGAACCGGTGATGATCTGTTTTTACATTTCTTCAGGCACATTGCAATAGAGCAACCGGAAATGTATGTGGTTGAGAATGTACCAGGGATGAAAAAGTTTCCTATTGTAATGGAAGCCATGACACGGCTACCACAGTACTACATTAACGTTTTTTGCCCGATGAAAACAACCAATTGGCTACCACAGAAAAGGGACCGGCTAATTTTGATAGGGACAAAGAAGCCATTTTTTATAATGGAGCCTTCACAGATAGCAAACCGTCCCAGGATCAAAGATCTTATGGAATCAAACCCGGATATTAATATACCAAAGAATGTGCTGAGCCGATTGAAGGGTAAATACCGGGACCTCCCGATTATAGTTGATCCTGACCAGCCGGGAGCAATGGCCCCGACATGTGTAGCTCATTATGCAAAGGATCAGGGCACACGGTTGGTAAAGGATAAGAAAGGGCATTTTGTAAATGTTCTGAATGTAAGAAGATGGCTTACTATGACTTTGTTCCGAACAGTCTCAGTACACCGATAATAACCACTCCATGTTCACATGATTTTAAACAATATTGGAAACATTTTTAAATAATAAAACTTCGCACAAATGACAAAACAAGATGTATTAAAACAGTGTACCATTGAGGGTAATATAGTTCGCCTTCCAAACATTAAGCTGGACAGAAAACTTTATTTGGAAGTATCTACAGCCCTTGGAGGCATAGCCGCTGGAGGGATCGGTGGCACATGGAACCGGCAGTTAAAAGGCTTTGTATTTGAAAAAGGATATGAGGATGAGCTTGCTTCACTCATGGCCAAAATATCGGGGGGAGAAAAAATAAACCTGCAGCAAGAATTTCAGTTTTTTGAAACACCGGATTTACTTGCTAATTGGCTGGTTGAATTAGCTGATCCTAAAATGACCGATTTTATACTGGAGCCCTCAGCAGGCCGGGGCGCAATTGTCAGGGCAATATGGAAAAGATTACCGGAAAAGATAATTTTTGGTTGTGAGATACAGCCATCTAATGTAAAAGCATTGAAGGCCATGGGTCCTTTCTATTCCAATATTACAGAAGATTTTTTGGAATTGGAGCCTTCATTAGAGTTATTCGATAAGATCATTGCAAACCCGCCTTTCAATAAGAACCAGGATATTGATCACATACAGCACATGTATAAATGCTGCAAACCAGGGGGCCGGATCGTTTCAGTTGCAAGCAACCATTGGATGGAAGGGGGCAATAAAAAGGAAGCTGAATTCAGGGCCTGGTTATTCGGATTGAAAGCCAAAGTGCATGATATCGAAGAGGGAATATTTAAAGACAGCGGCACCATGGTAAGTACATGTGTGATCGTTATTGATAAACCTTTAAAATGAAAACTACACATTATACTAACGGATATGGCGGGAAACTGAATTATGTAACCACTTGTGGTAAGGAAATTCACAGCCACAGCGAAACAGAATCAGCAACTATTGATCCATACAAAGTGACTTGCAAAGCCTGTAAGAAGTCGTTTGACTTTTTGGAGGATCTTTTACGAAAAGAAAGCGACCTTCCAGGCGTGAAGCGTAGAATATATCTTGAATCAGACGTTTTGCATGCTACGGAATTAAGTAGAGCCCAAGATGAAGTTGGAGATTTGTGTTTAGAGAAAGGAGACAAATTTATCAGGCGGGTTTTTTCTGATGTGCTTGAATATGCCTGGCATGATCTACCCGGAACATGGGAAGCAGTAAAAAAAGCAGATGAAATTTACTCCGATTCATCTTTGATCCCATTGGTTGGCGGTTCTTATTCAGGAGCTCCCGTTATTTTCAACGGTATGTGTGAGAGAGCAGTAAAAGAAAATATAAAAGGCAAGGACGTTTATATTCTGAATGAATTGAGTAATATATATTGGGATATGATTGATATTCCGATGATGAAAAAGGCATTTAAGTATAACAACCTGTTCATGTATAACAAAGAAAGAGAAATGATTAAAGTAGATATTTCCAAAATAAAAAAGAAATGAAATGGCATTAGTAAGCTATGCAAAACAAATGTCTGAATTAGCAATAAAGGGGGCGAAGATTGCTAAGGAAAAAGGTATATTAGGCCAGTGTGGGAAGATGTGTGATACATGTGCCTTCAAATTGGATCAGAAACATAACCTTGATTACTTATTTGCAGCTGATCAGGCAGCCTTTCAGTTAATGTCAGAAGGTGAATTTTATTGTCATACACATGATTTCAAATGTGCTGATAAACCCTGTGCCGGCTTCACATTAGCAAAGCTTGTATTTGAAAAAGACGAATGAGTTTAGAGTTAATCAATATGGCAATAGATCAGGGCGCTGTCCTTTACCCGAATGTTTCAGGGGGAAAGGACGGGCAGGCTATGGTAAAAACGATGATGAACAACGGCATTCCTATTGAAGGCCTTATCCATGCAGACCTTGGCAGGACAGAGTGGAAGGAGAGCATTGGCATGTGTGAAAAGCTTTCCAGGGAGACAGGGAAGCCGCTGCATGTAGTGAGAAGATCTGATGGCCGGGATATGATTGATCACTGGAGGCACCGGTTGAATCAATTGAAGGGCACCGGGAAACCTTTTTGGAGTAGTTCACAAAGCCGTTATTGCACCAGCGATATGAAGCGGGACCCTATAGATAAGTTTTACCGGAATTGCGGGCACAATTTTATAGTCAGCTGCGAAGGGATCAGGGGAGGCGAAAGCAAGCCACGGGCAAAGAAGATACCGTTAACAATTCGGACCAGGATAACGGCCCCGTATTACAAAGGAATGACCGTACAGGAAGCAATTGCAGCCTATAACCCTAAGCACCGTTTGGCGCTTACCTGGTACCCGATATTTCATTTTAGCCTGGAAGATGTTTTGGCCACATACGGCATGAATTCGGCGGCGCTCCAGGTGTACCGGGATATTTACAAAGGGATCGGTAAAGTAATGGGTGGTTGGCCTTTTCATCCGGCATACGTTTATGGTAATAACCGGGTGAGTTGCGTGTTCTGCATCCTTGGTTGTAATAATGATCTGAAGGTAGGTGCAAAGCACCGGCCAGAGCTATTGAACATGATGATCGAAATGGAAGAGGAAGGGCAGGCAACTTTCAAAAATAACTTTTCACTCAAAGAATTATTGCAATGAAAGATAAGAACCCAAAACCATTGTCAGCAGAAATGCAAAGGGTATTGGCTATGCTGTCTGAATATGGATGCCTTGTTAGATACAAGGGAGGTTTTTGGCATAAAGAAAATGCTGAAATGGAACCATTATCAGGTGGTGGCCGTTCACCCGATGGCGGGCAATACCCTCCAGGATATTGCGGCACACTTACAATTCAGGCTTTATTGAAAAGAGATCTGATAAAGGTTGATGAATCGAAGCCAATAAATATGTTTCGGACTTTTCCGGTAAAAGTATCACTTAAAAAAGAAGCGAATGAAAAGAAGGAAAATGATAAGAGCTGAGCGCCAATTTATCAGGGCTGGCAGAAAGCCATTATTGAGAAGGATAATTTATGAAGAGATAAAATATTGGAGACAGTTTAAAGACGGATTACCATTTTAAAATCAATTTTATGGATATAAAACTTATACCGATATCGGAACAAGATGGCCGGGCAATTTTTTTCCCGGAAGAATTACCAATAGGTGAATTCATTTCAATGAGGTTGCTTGAAAAGCATACTGAAAGCGGTAAAACAGCCGTTGCATGGCTTATAGAATTCCCGGAAGAGATTCATGCTAAAAGAGTAATGGTAAAAGCCACGGCTAAAATTGCTGATGGAATGTTAGGAGCTGTCCGGGGAGCATGCCTAAAGTTTGGCGATTGGGATAACTATAAAGACAAAATGGAATTTGAAAATCAAATGGTAGCCAGTTTTGTTGCTTCCATGACAGATGAGCAGAGGGTAGAATTGTTTTCGAAATACTGTAAGCACTGCGGCAGTGATGATCCGGGATGCCAGTGTATGAACGATGAATAGTATGGATGATCAAAAACCTATATTGGATGAGGAACGGAATAAGAAGATCTGTGTTAACCCGGATTGCGGAGTAGTTGTATTAAACCATGATTGGCACGAAAAGCATTGCCGGGATTGCGGAACGATATTGGTAAAAATCAATCAAAGGACTTTTGAAAAGAAGTTCACAGGCAACCGGCAGGCTTATTATCTTGAATGTTAAAATCACTATATGACTGAAGAGCAATTAAACCAAGAACGTGCAAAGATCGCTGAAGAGCTGAGAGCCCGGCGAAGGCACCTGAAATTGACACAGCGGGAGCTGGCTGAGCAGGTTGGCATGCAGGAGGCAACGATCAGTAAAATAGAAAATGGCGCTTTTTGGCCCAATATGAAGCAGTACGTTCTAATATTGAATGCCTTGCGGTTGGAGCGGTTGGAACCACTATGGCTGCCGGAAAGTTATTTGCCGCAATTACAAAAAAGATATCAAAAAAACATTAAATAGTACTTGGATAATACCACAAAATAACATTACCTTCAATCTTTCAAAAACTTCGCATGCATGGAAATACCTATTCAAATACTCGATAGCTGGAAGAAATTACGGAGCCATGGTGACGGTAAAAAGATCGTTAAAGCTAATAGTGGAAAGATTGGTGAAATAGACATTACCAGAGCTTTTAAAAATGGCAAGTGCTCAGATGATGTATTTGAGATCATAGGTAATTTTTACAAAGAAAAAGAACAACGGGTAGAAAAATATATGCCAGTGGTGGAGGATAAAGAAGAAGGGCCGGATGGCTAAAATTATAAATGGCGGTTGAATTCCGACAGAGCCACAGATAACAATGGCACGTTATTTTGTTCGCATTGAAGCCGGAAGTATACACCTAAGAGCTGCAAAGGTTATAGTAACGTTTATCCTGCAGTTGTATGCCGACACAAACACAAAGACAGCCTGCCACTGGAAAGACAGTGTACCGGGTGACCGGGGAAACAGGTCACTCCCGCAAGGGATCAAATTATAAGTAATGGGTGGAGATAAAATAAAGTTCAGTGAGATACCGGAGGGGGTAAAAAAGCTTCTTTCAAATTTTGAGCTATATGCCGGTGAAAGATACGGGGATATCATTTTTTCGGAAACCAGGAAACAGGGCATTATTGCTTATCTTAGGAATAAAAAAAAGGTAGATTTGTTAAACGAATTCAATGCAATATTTCCAGTAAAAGTTAAATAAAAACCTATGGATAAAGAACTACAAATACCCGCTGAAACTTCGATCTTTACGATCATGGCAATAATTATAATCCTTGGGATGATATGGATTGTTGTTTACTACAAGGCAGTGCATGATAAAAAGAAAATGAGAAAGGAAGTTGATGCCTGGCCTAGTGCGACAACAAAAAGACATGGATTATATTATATAAAGAAATTCCCTTAGGTGGAAGGGAATATGGTGGCTTGTAAGGGGGCCGTGGTTCAGCGGCTCCCTTCTTTAAAATTAAAAAAGAAAACCCCCTGACTGCTAATCAGGAGGCTATTTAAAACTTATCAAATGAGTGATACCAAAGATAATGAAAATAAGGAACTGGCAATAGTGCCGGCAGAAACGACCCCTGCAGCACTTCTACAGCTTGCAATACAAAAGGATCTTGATATCACAAAGCTTGAAAAGCTTATGGAGCTTCAGGAACGATGGCAGGCAGGAATAGCCCGGAAAGATTTTCTGACTGCTATCAGTAAATTTCAATTACAGTGCCCACAATTAAAAAAATCAAAAGAAGTTGTTGTTAGAACAAAGGATGGGGGAAGCTATAAATATAAATATTCTCCACTTGGAGATATTGATGATCAGATTAAAAAGCCACTGAATGAGAATAGTCTTTCAAAGCGTTGGGAGATTAAAGATGAGGGAGATCAAATACTTGTAGCATGTATTATTTCACATGCTAATGGACACTCAGAGCGTACTGAAATGAGAGGGCCAAAGGATAGTAGTGGTAGTAAGAATGCGATCCAGGCAAGCGGCAGCACAGTTACTTATTTGCAGCGTTACTCTCTGATTGCAGCACTTGGCCTGAGTACGGCAGATGAAGATATTGAAGGGGCACAGCCTCCAATACAAAAGAAAAACCAGCCAAAGCCTGAGCCTAAAAACGAAGGGCCTGTAGTTGAAATACCGGATGTATGGAAGAAAAAGGCCGCTGCCTGCAAAACTCCAGCTGATGTTGATTTGGTGATCGAAAAAAATAAGGAGACGGTGAACCGGCATAAGCCATTAAAAGATTTTCTTTTGAAAAGAAAAGACGAACTTTCAGGTAGTAGCATTGTTGACGGGCCCGCTCATCAGCTGGATGAAATACCAGAGCTGAATGCTGAAAAAGGCGGGAAGCCGGTTATTACAAATGAACAGTTTAAAAGTTCAATAAAACTAATTGAGGGAGGGGATTTGCAGGAGTATTACCGGGTGTTGGCAGATTACTTGATGGATAGAAACCAAACAACGGCCATGAAAAATGCTTATACAATTGCTAAGGACAAAAAAAATCAGAAATGAACAGGTTAAATATTACCGATAAGGTTTTAGATAAGCTTGGTTTTTCCGAATATTGGGATGAGCATTGTACATGGGGCGGCAGGACACTGGTTTTTAGCAATGGCACGAAGTTTAGAATAATTGACCAGGAGGAAATGGATGATGATAGCCAGGGATACGCAAATAATGGAAGGTATGTCGCTCAACACGTTTATTTTGCCGGGTGGTTTGCTATGCCTAAAGTAAACATGGTGCACCATGATTTATTTTTCTTACATGAAATGTATGAATGTATTGAAAAATATTACCCTGCTTGTTTGCCAGAATTTTTAGAGAAGTGTAAGGCATTAAAAATGGATGGATATATAGAAGATTATTTAAAAGAAAAAAAAGTTCTTTTTCCGGGCTGGTGTTCATCCGTGGGGGAAGCAGAAAGAAACAGGGCCACAAACGATACATAAGTGGTGGACTTCGAAACATGGTAATAAGATCTGAATGCCGAAGAGTATCAACGCTACCCATTCGCCTGATAATTCTGTTTCCCCACAGGTGAATGATCAAGTTCTTTAAAGTTAAAACCAGGAAAGCCTCCGTAACATAAAGTGTGCGGCTTAGCCGGAAGTGCCGGCTTTTTAAAGTTCTTTAACACCGGTTGGCTGATGATAAACCATTGAACCCTGATCCGGCCAACTAGATGCCCGGCGAAGCAATGGACTAGGGGCTGTACCTGGTATTCGTGAAGGCATGAGTTAGTAATTCTGCAGAGGAAGGATAAAGCTGCCTGAGAAAAGTGGAAGCGATTGGGCCATATCAATTCAGGACAGTGTGAAGGATTGATCGGGTTTAAAAACTAATTGTTTTCAGCAATTAACGGCGGCAATTGAGATCTGAAGCGGGGTGAACAGTTACCATAGCCAGGGCCGGTGTTAATTTTTAACCAGTAAAAAAGTAAATATTATGGCAGCAAAGTGGTATTACGCTCAACAGAAAAAGGCAATGGAAATTCTGAAATCAAAGTTTGAAAACTTCCCGTGTAACTTTCAAGCCTTTACTGATAACCGGATAGTAGAAAACTATACGTGTTTCAATCCAAAGGAAGGCGCTGGTTATCCAAGTGGAACGATTATGGAGGTACATATAACCAAAGGAGCCAAGAAGCCGGTAATGGTTATTTATGAGCTCAAATTGGTGGCATCAAATTAAAAGTACTATGGAGATATTCATTCTTGTAGTCCTGATCTTGCTCACAATATTTGTGATTATAGGATTTATTGGGGCGGTAATGTCAGGGGTAGTATGGCAATCAATAGTCATGGGTATCCTTTCAGCTCTTGGAGTAATAGCTGTTATTTTCAAAATACTTCAAACTTAAATTTATGCTAACCACAGAACAATTAATGAAGCCCAGGTATAAGGTTATTGCTTATTACCCAGGTTGCCCGTTTAATGTTGGCAATATTTTGATGCAAGCAGTAGATAATGGGAAACTGTTTTGGAGTAAGTTGGAAACAGGGGAGTGGGGTGCACAGGTTAACGATATTCACCTTTACCCTCACCTATTCCAACCCCTCCAATGGTGGCAGGAACGGGATGTGAAAGATATGCCGGAGTATGTAAAACACATACAAACAGGAAGGGTTTGTCGGGTGGCAGATGCTAACGAAAAGTATCCTAGTGGGTTTATGATTGATTATCCAATGACAGAATGTTGGATTGTATATAAAGACTGTATACCGTGTACTGAAGCAGAATATCAACAATACATAAAGTCAAAACAATGAAAGCACTTCTTATAAATAATAAGGAGATAATTCTGGATGGCGTAAAATATACTGGTTGTCCTGAATTAGAAGAGTATAAGGAATATACCATTGTTGACGAAATTCCGGCATTTTGCGGTCACGCACCTCTTTATGTAATAGAGGAAAGTGATCGTTGGTTGCTACAAATGAGATTTGTTGTTATGACTAATCGGGCTGAAGAGGAAGAAGGGATCACACTGGATGAATGGCTTTTACAAATAAAATAAAACTAGCAATATGAGTGTTTTCAGATTACCAAAAGACCTGCAACCGGGGGATATATCAATTAATCATGGGTTATGGCCGGGGCCAAACTATAACCTGATCGAACAGATCATGAAGGATCACATGGAGAAAGCAGCCAAAAAGAAAGATGATTTTATTAAAAGTAAGATCATTGAAAAGGGATACGGTCACTTGCTTGAAGGGATCGAAAAACGGATATTTCCAAAAATTGTCTGCATAAGAGACGATAGTATGCCAACCTGGATTTATTACTACGCTGACAATAACACGGATGAAGGTGATTTTATTGTCGCAATTCAGGATTACACTTTTGACACGAACACTGATCCGAATAATTTTGGTGTAATGATGAATTGTTCCTTTAAGTGGCAGGACACAGAGCCACTAAAAATAACCCGGAAAAACATGGCTGAATAGAATAATATTGTTAACTTCAAACATCTAAAAACTTCGCACCGTGAGCAAGAAAAAAAGGGTAACACTGAATATAAACCTTGATGATATCAGGGCTCAGTACACGGGGTTTGTTTTTCATATCTTCCGCAACGGGACTAAAAGATTATTTAGAACTGTTAAGGTGACAGGCAATACAACTATTTTTAATCTTCCTGCCGGGGAGTATTTGTTTAAGCTTATTGTCCTCCATAGGAAAAAACATTGGTGGGAGGCAAGGGTTAAAACCGAAATTAAGTCCGGATATATAGCGGTACCATGACTGAGTTTTTTATAGATATAGAGAATGGCGGGATCGTACAGAAGCGGTTGATGAGGGCAAAGTTTGATGAATTGATTGATGGGGCATATAAAATAATAATTGAGAAGGGGAAAAAGCGGAGCTTAAAGCAAAATGCATACCTTCATTTCATTCTTATCCCTGAGTTCAGGAAGGCACTGAATAGTGTAGGATACCGGGTAAAAGATGATGAGCAGGCAAAGCAGATATTCAAAGCAACGTTTTGTACCCGGCATATTGATAATGAAAATAAAGAATCTGATTTACCCCAGGTTGCATTGGTAAGGGATACAAGCTCAATGTCAACAAAAGAGCTGTCAGAACTATTTGAAGAGGTAATCCAGTTTTGCGTTGAGCACATGAATTACCAAATTCCGTTTCCAGGCGAGAAGTTAATGCTTGATATATGAACTCAGAAATTTACGATAGAATTAAGGCCGCACATGATGAAATTAAATTAGCGGAGGCGAAATTTAAGTATAGCTGCAATCCAAGTATCCGGGTGATTATAAATCACATGTTGGCAAAGGGAGAAATGTACATGAATTATGAGAAAAACCCGGCAGAGCTGAATGTAGCTTATGATGATATCTTTAAATTCGTTTTTTTAAACAGCGTTGTTGATGATGATACGGTACAAATGGCAATGACAATAGCCAGGAACCGGGTGTATGCATTTATTGATCGGATGGCAGACGGATATTTAGAGAATAAACAAATGAAGATCTTCGATGAAACGGGGGTGCTTCCTTATCATGGTAACTAATTACTCATTATAAAAACACAACTCATGGCTACAAAAGAAAAGGGTGATAAAAAAACACCCGCAAAAAAAACCGACAAACCAAAAATGAAAGCCTTAAAAGGAAAAGGCGGTGTTAATCCTGAAGAGAATGGAACTGAAGATATTTCAGAATTCCAGGAAACTGAAAAGACAGGACGGAAATCCACCGATGATCTGCTGAAAGAGCAGGATGCTAAAAAGAAAAAGAAGGCTGGAACAACAATTAAAAAAGTTACATTGGCTAAAAAAGGTAGCCCAGGACTATCTGTTTCATTGGAGACTATTGAATCGGATGGGTCAATTACAAAAGATCCAAATAAATCATTTACCAGACCTGTACATCAAAACCTTAAAAATGCTATGGCCGCCTTTGCAATACACTGGTTAATACTGAATGATTATCTCAGTACCAGATCGGTACCTGATATCAAAAAATATGATCCGGCGCTGATAGAAGGGGTTAATGTATCCGGCATCAGCATTGGAGGTAACGATGGTGAGGAAGGAATAATGATCACCGGGCAAAAAACAAGCCGGAGAAAAAAATCAATTGGGATCAATACCCCATTTGAAAGGTTTGAAGAGGTGGCAGAAACCAGGTATAAGTACATGGATGATATTGAAGCTATTGTAAAGAATATCATGACCAGGGTAGATAAATACCTAAGTGGGGAAGAGGTTGGTGAGGACAACCAGATTGAAATGAAGTTTGACGAAAACCAAACTGCAGATGAAATCAATGAGCCCGTAGATTAATGGGTGTAAAAAAAATCATATCAAAGCAGCCTGAGCTATTTGATAAACCTGCGCTGGCAGTCATTCTCAGCATTGAGGGTGGCTGCCTTAACCGGGATGCAGGCATAGATAAAGCTGTAACCCATGCTGATAATGAAATACCCGATTGGAGCCGAAAAGCATACATGTTTTTAATAGACAAGTATCTTAAAAATAATGACGGGGAGTTTCAATGTGAGGATGTAAGAAGCTATGCGGCCCTGGTTGACTTCCCACTTCCCCCGCATGCACGGGCATGGGGTGGAATAATTGCGAAAGCAGCAAAGGACGGATTTATTCAGCATACAGGAATTGGGCCGGTAAGAAACGCAAAGGCCCACAGAGCAAATGCAGCTATATGGATCAGGATAAAGTAATACCGGATAACACACAAAAGAAAACTTACATTCTATTGGATTGGGGTGGCAATATCGAAGATAGATGTGAAATGACAGAGGCCCAAGCAAAGAAAGTGAATGAAGATCTTTGGACCAAAGAACCAAGGCTAATAAGATGGGCACCAATAAAATACTGAAATGGCAAACGTCAAAAAAAATCAAGGTTCACCACTTTGAGAAAGGCTGTTTATACTCTTTGGTATTATGGCTTCATAAGTGAGTTTGAAAAGGACAGTTTTAATATGCGGATTGATACTTCAAAGAGGCAGGATAAAATCAGGAAGCAGCAAAATAAAAGGAAATGAAAAAGGGAATGGGCGGGCATCAATCCGCTGACAGTCGCACAATGAATTGGCTTACGCCTAGGGAAGTTATTATGCAGTTGGGAGAATTCGATCTTGATCCCTGCAGCCCTATTAAACGGCCCTGGGATACAGCTAAGAAGCATTACACTATTGAGGACAACGGATTGTTATTGCCATGGATCGGGAGGGTATGGCTGAACCCGCCTTATGGTGATCAGCTGGAAGCCTGGATGAAGTTAATGGCAGCTCATAACAACGGGATCGCATTGACGTTTGCCAGGACGGATACAGATGTATTTCACCGGTACATTTTCCCTGTTGCAGACAGCATATTTTTTTTAAAAAGCCGCTTATCTTTTGTTAACTTGGGAGGGATAAAAGCAAAGTCAGATGGCGGGGCCCCTTCAGTGTTTATTGCATACGGTGAATACAATAGTCAGGTTCTTGCTGATACGAAATTTGTAGGCAAACATGTACCCTTAAACTATACACCCTTCATTGTGGTTGGTATTTCGCCAACGTGGATATCGGTGGTAACGATAGCTGTAAGGCATTGCGGGGATGCAGAGCTGAAGCCGGTTTATGATATGGTTGAACGGTTGGCACCGGATAAGGTGGCCGGCAATCAGCACTGGAAAGAAAAGATAAGGCAACAAATTCAAATAATCAGGAAAAATGGAAGTAGGTAATAAAATAAGTATTTTGGAATACGATCTAGGCGAAGTCAGAGAAGCAGAAATTTTGAATATATTTAAAGAGAACGAAGATACACGCATGGATATTATTACTTATAGATACTTTGGTAAAATTTTAAAAGTTTGGCATTATAGAATAAGAAGAAGATTTGAGTTTGAGTCTGCAATTGAGCAAGCTGAAAAATATAAATAAATGAGTATAGAGATTACAGATAATCTATTAAAGGAATTGATTGAATTATGTAAGTGCGAAGTTTCAATCTCGGTGAATACTCATCGAAATTATTATGAAACAGTAGAAGATAACTTGCGTGATGTTATTGACAATAAGGAAGTATCTGATGAGGTGTACCAGGAAATGAAAAGAAGAGACACTGTTATTCGTGTCCAAGCTTATCCGGATACTCCAGTCGGTTTTTACTCAGCATACCATTGGGATATCAGTATAGCACTGCAGGAAGTTATTGAATCAATTAAAGCAGAAAGGAAGTAATGGGAGCTATAATTACAGAAACTCAGAAAGGTTTTGAAGTGAAGATCATTCCCTATGACGAAGGGATAAAGAATGCATTTAAAGGCATTAAGTATTCATGGTACCGGGGCCAGGATAAGACTTGGGTTGTTCCAAAATACCAGCAAGATGAGCTTGAAAGGGTAAAAAAGAGATTGGGAATCATGAACGATCCGGTTATTGAAATGGAAGAGCAGTATGGTGTAATACCACCACATCCCGATCTTAATATTGATTTGAAATTAAAAAGGCCATTGCTTAAATTTCAGGAACCGGGAGTTGCTATAGCTATCCAATGGAAAAAATCTATTTGCGGGGATGATATGGGCCTTGCAAAATCAAGCACAGCAATAGCAGTAGCCAAGGCGCTGAACAGTAAATGTGTCCTGGTTATCTGCACGAACCTTGCAAAATACAATTGGCAGAATGAGATTATGATTGCTGACGGGCAAAAAAGCATGGTGATCAGCGATTCAGGAGTAAGCAGCTGGCAGCTTTATTACAAAAATGGTAATATCAAATACTTTATAGTCAACTATGAATCGTTAAAAAAATACTTTGTTAAACCAGGCTGGAAAAAACCACCGGGCCAATTCAGGTTATCAGCTATTCCTTTCCGGGAATGCATCAGCTTATTTGATTTTGTTATTGTAGATGAAAGTCATAATTGTGCCAACCCGGAGACACTACAGAGCCGGTTTGTCCGGGGTATTTGCAAGGATAAGCCTGCAGTAATATGTTTGACGGGCACAATCTTAACCAATAGTGTAAAGGATATCGCAAACCAGCTATTGATCGTTGACAGGCTGAAGGACGTTGTTTCTCATATACCACACCCGGTTGATCAATATGGCAGGCCAACAGACAGGGATGGATATACTAGATTCTTAAACAGGTATTGCAATGGCGGGAACGGAGAAAGCAATTTGAATGAGCTGCAGTATAGGTTACGGATGATATGTTATTTCCGGAGACAGAAGTCAGAGGTGTTGAAGGATCTGCCTGACAAGATAAGGAATGTAATGTATTGCGATATCACAAACAGGGAAGAGTACGATAAGTTTGAAAAGGAATTCATTGCTTACCTGAAAGAGATAAAGGCCTCAAATAATCCGAATAAAAAGGCCATGCTTGCCGGGCAGATGTTGGTTAAATTAGGAGCACTCAGAGAAATAGCTGCCCGGGGAAAGATTGGAGCAGCAAAAGAGTATGTTGATCAAGTAACCAGCTCAGGGAAAAAGGTTGTGATATTCGCTCACCACAGATCAGTGATTACCGAATTAAAAAAGAATTTTGGTTCATGTTCAATAACCGGGGAAGATGATAGTGACCACCGGCAGCGGTCAATAAAAAGTTTTCAGAACAACCCAAAAGAAAATAAAATTACCTGCAGCCTGAAAGTGGCAGGTGAATCTATTACTCTTACAGCGGCTTCTGATGTTCTTTCAGTAGAACAACCGTTGACCGATGCCCGGCTGGAGCAGTGTATTGACAGGCTTCACAGGATAGGGCAGGTAAATAAAGTTATGGCAGCTATTCTTTTGGCCCGGAAAACAGTTGATGTGTATGTATATCACAATATCATTTTAAAGAAAAGGGATTTGCTGCAGGCAGTAACCGGTGATCATGGGCAGGGCCCGGATCAGATAATTGATGATATGCTGGAATACTTTTCAAAGAGAGAAAAAGAGTAATTATGAAAAGATATTTAATTGCAGTTGATAAACAGGTTACAACAACAAACCGTTTGGGTAGCCCGTTAATGCTATTTGAAATTACAGACGGTGTGATTAGACTTATGTCCTCTAGGATTATTGAGGCAATGCCAACAGAATTTGCATTTATAATGGAGGTAGAAAAAACAATTCATGATCTTAAACGACTTTATAAGTTTGAAATGAACCAGGTCTATTTATTGTCCGATTTTCCAGTTGTATTAAAGGATAGGGATGTTAAAAACAGATTCGTACTTTAAAGGTGGGAAATAATTCAACGATATCAGGATTGGAGCGAAGGGTTTTTAAATATGACAGCTCAAAGGCAGATAAAAGATTTTTTAAGCAAAAGATCGTTGATTTTGTAAGGGAAAAGCCAGATGGCAAGAGCTATACTCAGTATCTTATTGATGCAATTTGGTTAAGGAATAATAAGGGTGAGACAACAAAGTACATGTATTTCAATGACCGGATACAGCAATTATTTATTGACAGATATTTTTACAGTTGGGCTAGAAAGATGATTGGTTTTATCGAAGAGGAAGCTGAACGTGCATACGGGAAAAATACATCGGCATAAGTGCGGAATGGATCAATTAAATGTTTAAATTTAAAGAGCAAAAAAGTTACTATGCTTACTGATTATTTAAAAAAGAGACAGGAACATATTTTTGCAGGCAGGCCGTTGCGGGAAAAGAAAGTTCATACATTAAACCAGGTATCGCCAAAGACAGCTGCAAAAAAAGCCGAACAGAAAAAGGAAGAAAAAAAGAAACAAGCTAATGGAACCGGTAAACTATCGTTGAAGAAATGGTTTTTGGATATTGAAGAAAAACATTGGTCAAGCGGAATGTGTTGTTGTATGGAATGTGGAGTAGCAATTCCAAGATCATTTGCTAAGTTCGCAACGGCTCATTTATTACCAAAGAAACTTTTTAATTCAATAAAAACACATGAGCTTAATTATCTCATATTGGGTGCCGGTTGCGGATGCCACGATAAAACAGATCGGGTAGATAAATTCAGTCAAATGAAAGTATGGCCGGAGGCAGCACGAAGGATTAAAGAAATGATACCCTTACTTCCATTTGATGAACTTAAATATTTATCAGGACAATTAATGACAGCACTAGAAAATACGCCATGATAAACGCAAGTGAATTAAGAATCGGAAATTTTGTATTGAACGGAAACGGTAAGTATACAAAAATCACTTACCATGAAATAAGGTACGCCCAAATTTATCCAGATAATAATTACAACCCAATTCCGCTTACCCCTGAAATATTAGAAAAAAGTGGGTTTAAAAAGATTCAGGACTCTTTTGACCGTGCGGAATGGAGTAAATTAACCACTGGTAAAATTGTGAGCCTTCAACAAGATGGAGTGCCTGGTAATTTTGAAGCCATTAAACAGCCTTTTATTTTTAAGTGGGATTGGCTTGAAGAAGCGAAGATTCAAATTACACACTTACACCAACTTCAAAACCTTTACTTTGCATTAACAAATTCTGAATTATAGTAAACTTATGAGTACAAAGGAACTAACATTTAATAGAGAAAGGTTTGCTACTGCAAGTCTTATTTACAGAAATGAAAATGAACTTACTGTAGAGAAATTCGCAGAACGAATGGGCGTTTCCAGCTATGTTATTAATGCCTACGAATTGAAGAGAAGCGGGCCCACCTTACATACTGCAATCAACTTCTGCAGGATTACAGGAAACGATTTCTATTCTTTTATAGATGAGGGATCAAAAAAAAATCCGCAGTGTAGTTTAACCGATATTAATAAAATTGATACCGGTTGCGATTTTAATTTTAAGCCAGAAACTATTAAACTTGAAATGAAGGAAGAGAAGGGAAAGTATTTTGTAAGAATTAATGGCGGCGGGGATTGGATTGCTGCCGATTGGAACAAGGGGGAAAGCACCGTTAGAATTCATTATTAAAACCAAAATAAGACTATGACCAAGTGGATAAGCATTACAGAGGTTAAACCTTTTGTAATTAAAAAGACTAAGACTTTTTGGATCGTAACAAAAGAAGGTAATCAGCATTTAGGAATAATACAATGGTATGCTCCTTGGCGTAAATATTCTTTCTTTCCAAAGCCGGATACTGTTTGGGAGACACAATGCCTGAAAGATGTAACGGCCTTCATTGAAAACCTTATGGTTGAGCACAAAAAAGAATTACAAAACAGAAAAAAGCAAGATCATGGGATTACCAGTAAAAACAAAAGGCGGCCAAATGAATAAGGCCCAAAAAAAGAAAAGGAATCACAGAGAGAAGATGAAAAAGAATTCACGAAGAGCAAACCGGCGCTGATGAGGCATTTTAATTGTCATGCCAGGAGTAGGCAGAATCGGAAACGGCTGATAGATAAAAGTACTCACCGGAATTTAATACCGATGAAAATAACCCCGGTGCCCAAAGTGGTGAATGAGAAACTTATAAATTATAGTCTAAAGGACTGTATTATCATTATTGATACTCCAGGATGTTGGGGATCAAACTTCGATCATGGTATGCATGGAAGAAGGTAAATATAAAGAGATATGTGTTGTAATATTCCAGCTAATATAATGGATTGTTGTTCAAAACCTGATTGGGCTGGTACAGTCAAGATGATTGAAGATTGCGGGTTTGAAATTCCCACTTGGAGCAGGCATGCTATTTTAGACGGCAAATGTACCTCAGTAAATATCGGCCCGGATAACGGCGAAGGAATTCCGTTTGTTGATATTGAAGAAAGGGGCTGGAAAAGTCAGAGGTTCCTGCATCCATATAAACAACTTGCAAAGGCTATTGTATTTAACATTCTGAACCCGGATTGGGCTGAACGAAAAAAGCAGGAAATAAAAGAATGGATGGATGAAAAAATACCGGAGTTTATCCGGCCAATATAAAATATATGATACAAGAAAAGGTTAGAAAAAAGAGGCTGGAGCTGCCGGATGATGCGAAGGAATTTATTATGGCTAATTATCAAAGCATGTCCGTTCCGGATATGGCAAAGAAGATGAAGCGGGGCAGTACAACGGTATATGGCTGGATGAAAGATCTGCAGCTGAAGCCCAAAGGCCTTACGATTACAAATGATCACCCCTTTAAAAAGAGTAACCGGAACCTGGAGGCATTTTTAACCAGCTGCAGGAACGATAGAATAAAATAAAACGATGCCAAAAAACAAACTTTACGGTGTGCAGCAAGCAATGGCTCAGGTAGAACAATCTAAGTCCAGAAGAGCAGCTGAATATAAAAGGGCTTTTCTTGCTGTTGCAGCCTTATCAAAGTTGACCAGGATTAGTATTAAGCCCACTCATGGATATCAGGGAAATTGCAGGTGGCAGGTTAATGCTTTTGGAAAGATATTTTATAATTACGATTTGATTGAAGCTTTAAGAGAAGTCGCAATTTTAGGAAGTAAACTATATGAGAAACAGCACTAAACTTAAAAAGATATTGGAGGATAATACCATAGGTTTATCTACTTCAAATCACAATTGGCAAATGTCAATCATCAATTTCAAAACCAAAGAAAGATATCAGGTGGAAGGAAAAAGTTTTACGGAAGTAATAAATAAAGCATTTAAACAATATGGCATCGGCAGGCGCAGACTTTAGTAATGATCGAAAGTACAGGTACAGACTTTGGAGAATATGGGATGATTCTCTTCCAAGGGCTATGCTTATTGGTTTGAACCCATCCACTGCAAACGAAAATAAAAACGATAACACCATTAATATTTTAATTCGTGTTATGACAACTTTGGGATATGGTGGATTTTATATGATGAACTGTTTTGCTTTTATAGCCAGCAAACCAGAACTACTTAAACACAACCAGCTGTCCGATGAATGGAACAATAATTTTCTTATAGTAACAGCCGGGGAATGTTCAGATGTAATTTTCGCATGGGGAAGCTTTGAGATCATTAAAGAGACGGGCAGAGATAAAGAGCTTATGGAGCTATTTCCGAATGCATTATGTTTCGGCCATAATCAAAATGGAACACCGTTTCATCCCAGGGCACTTAGTTATAAAGGATTACTTAACAAACCTGAACTTATAAAATTTTCATCAAATGGCAGAGAATAGATTTATAGTTGCTGAAGTTTCTAAAAATTGGGAGCAAGGCAATTTTTAGCAAGGAGACAATAAAGAACTTGAATTGTTGTCTCAAAGGTTTGAACTGGTTATCAATACCAATTTTGAAAGAGGGTATAAATTATCAGATTGGAAAACCAGCGTGTTTGTTCATGATGGAGTAGTAAGCGAAACTATTATTGCGATTTTCGAAAAAATTGTTGATTTCACTTATAAAGGCTTTAAAGAACAGGAGGAAAATTAATGGCAGAGAGTAACAAAAGGTAACGGTTTGTGTCCACTGTATTTTGTATCTTTGATTATGGCTCAAACTCACAATGGAAGGATATTACAGTTTTGTAATAAACATGGCTTAGATTATGAGTTTTACAAAAAACAAAGAAAAGCTGGATTAAAATGGTGTACGGGTTGTAAGGAGTGGCATGCATTTAAAGAGTTTGGGAAAGATAAAACACGGTATGACGGGTTTGCGGCAATGTGTCTTGATTACAGGAGCAGATTTGACAAACGTAGGTATGTTCCAAAAACAAGAGTTTCTAAAAAGGGGGCTCGGTTTGTTCCAGCAAGGGATAATGATAAAAACCAGGCAAGAGCAAGAGTAAACAGATTTGTTCGTGTCGGGATTCTACCAAACCCAAACGAACTTCCCTGTGTAGATTGTGGACACACTAAAGAAAGTAAAGAAAAAAGAAGGCATGAATATGATCATTATAAGGGATATAAAGCCGAACACCAAGAAACAGTAGAAGTGGTTTGTAGTATTTGTCACAAAAAAAGAACAAACAAATTATATGGGAAAAGAAACCGGAATAAGTTGGACGGACGCTACATGGAACATAGCAAGGGGATGTACAAAAGTGGATGAAGATTGTAAATTCTGTTATATGTACCGGGATAGTATGAATGGCACAAGGTATAAACCAGCTCAGGTTGTCAGAACAAAAACAGTCTTTGATTTTCCTTTAAAATACAAGGAAACAAAAAGTAGTTGTTGGGATGGGAAGCCGCTAATATTTACCAGTAGCCTAACAGATTTTTTCCATGAAGATATTGATGGGTACAGGAATGAGGCCTGGGATATCATTCGAAAGTGCCCTCACCTTATTTTTCAAATTCTTACCAAAAGGCCTGAAAGAATCTTGAAGCATTTACCTGATGATTGGGGAGATGGATGGGATAACGTTTGGTTAGGAACGTCTGCCGGCAGCGGTGGAGAAAAACAGATGAAAAGAATTGAAGATCTAATGGAGGTAAAACTTTCCGGAAAGGCTAAAGTTATTTTCCTTTCCTTGGAACCACTACACGGGCCAATTGATCTAAATAATGAGTTTGATTTTTCTCCTATTGATTGCAGCGCCAATATTTTAGAGTACTGCGATTGGGTGATTGTTGGTGGAGAGAGCGGTAATGATGTAGGTAAATACCGGTACCGGCCCTGCAGCATTGAGTGGATTCATAAGATCGTTTATGACTGCCAGGAAAACGTGGTTCCAGTATTCGTTAAACAGCTTGGCACTCATCTATCAAAAGAATTAAAAATGTCTGATCGGCATGGTGGGAATATTGATGAGTTCCCGGAACATTTACAGTTTCGGCAATTCCCTGGTTGGTATGATTCCGAAAAAAGTTCTTTGCAGATAAAATAATTCCTGTTATCTTCGAATTATAACAGTCTGGTATTATTCGGTAGCACGGATATTGCCAGGTAAAAGATGAAACAGTCTTTTTCCCTTACCTCCAGTGCTACATGGAGGTTTTTTTTATCTTCTAAAACAAGTCAAATGAAAAAACTTCTCACACTCATCATTCTTTCTATTGCCTTTACCGTTTCCTGCCATGCACAAAAAGACAGCCTGAATAAGAAAGTTCAGGACACCGTTGCAGTAGAAACAACTCCTTTGTTATCTTATAACGATATAAATTTACTTTTTGAAAAAGTTCTATTGGACATGCCTCTTCGATATGCCGGCCCTATTCGGGATGCTTTAATTACTTTACTCAGCCAAAGGGAAGTTGAGTATAATGCAAAAAAGAAGCTCCAGAAAAAGCAGAATAAATAACCTTTAAACAAAAAATCAAATGATTACTGTTTTCCAGCAGCTAAGCCTGTATTGTCAGGCGAAGGGCTTGACAGCCCCTACAAAGGACGATCTTACCAATGCCGGCAATATTGTATCACATCATTTCAGGCGATTTTGGGTGCCTAAGAAGTACATTGAAGTTGGTTCTATAATTCCCGATGCCGGGTTTATAGTGCAACAGGAAGGTGATAACAAGCATGTAGTGGCTGGATACCCTGATATTTTTAAGGATGAAATGAATAGCAGGTTTGATATGTACTTTGAGAATAAGGCAAAGGAAAAGCCAGTGATCAAAGAAAAGAAACCCCCAAAGCCGGGTGCCTATCTTGCTTATCAAGCCAAACCAGGAAAGTGAAATGGCCGAAAAAAATTCAGGGTGGGTTAAAATCCACCGGAAAATTATGGAAAGTGCCGGGTACTTTTCAGAACCTTTCTGCAGGAATGCAGCATGGTTTGATCTTATCCTTTTGGCTAACCATGATGAGAATTATTTTCGGGCCAGGGGGATCAGGATTACAGTAAAAAGGGGTCAGGTTGGGTATGGTATGAGAGAATTAAGTAAGCGTTGGAGGTGGTCAAGGGGTAAGGTTGAGCGATTCATGAAAGAGCTTGAATTTGATAAGAAGATAGTAAGGCAGAAAAACAATGTAACTACTTTAATATCATTGGTTAACTATTCAAAGTATAATAGCAATGATACCACAGACAAAAACCCAAGTGAACAGCAAGCAGAAAACCAGACGGGCCTAAACAAGAATGATAAGAATGTAAAGAATGGTAAGAAGTATATACATAAAAAACGAAAAAAGGATGTGTTGGCTGATACGAATACAATTCTGTTAATAGATTTTGCCTTTGAAGATGAGGCGTTTAAAGAAAAATATTTACGGTGGGTTGATCATTTAACAGCAAAAGGAAAGCGACCAACTGAAGCAACGATCATTGAGCACATGCAGTTTTTAAAAGAGTATGAAGTTGATAAAGCAATACAGATAATTGGTTATTCACTGAATGGTGGATATCCAGTTTTATATGAACCAAAAGAAAATGGAAAACAATCAAATAGCCCAGGTTCAGAAACTACCAGATCGGTTACTGATCTATTGTCCTGAAATGATGGATGAGGTCGGGCTGGTAGAGACATGGATCGGAACCAAGGTAAAGGATATGAGCCTGGAAGAGTTTACCAGGGGCCTTGCTAAGGTATTGGCTGAGGTAGTATTTATTACCGGGGGAAAGATGTATGACAAAAATAAAGCGGATCAAAAGAAGTTCTATGATCTTCAGCTGCAGACTATCAGCAAATTTATTATCACTACTTTTAGCTTCTTTACCCTGGCTGAGATATCAAAGGCATTTTACCTGAATGCAGCCGGGAAGTTCTCAGAAATTTACTCCCATTATAACCGGGAAATAAATATTGAATTTGTCGGTAAGGTTCTGGCAGGATATAAGGAATATAAGCAGGGCCTATTCAATGTCCATGGTGAAAAGCTTTACAATGCGATCCATCCACCAAAACAACTTCCCCCGGCCAAAGTATTAACCGATGAAGATTACCTGAATGATAAGCGCCTGATGATCGAACAGGCCTATCAGAATTTAATTACCAACCTTGATATGAACGATGAGTTATTTCCAGCATTTTTCTATGATACGCTGGAAGCTGATGGGGCCTTTCCTGTAGGTTTATATCAAAAGAAGATGAAAGAAGCAAAGGAAAGGATTGCTCATAACGAACAGGTTAAAATCATGTATGCTCAGATGCAGGAGCATAAGGATGGAGAGAAAAGATATCATGACACGGTTCACATTTCAGCGGCTTTGGAAACAGTGCGGAGAATGGTGAAAGCCGGGAAAATCGAAGAGCTGCACCCGGTCCGGCTGGTGAGTAAGCAAATGATTGTGAAAGAGTATTTCCTTAAACTATATTCAGCTGGAAGGAAAAATATTTATGCAGTAGAGAAAGCAGAAAAGGCAGAGTGATGAAAACTACTGCAAGGACAATACAGGATGCGCTGAGAAGCTATGCAACAAACCATAAATATGTACTACAGAATAGTTATGTTTTTAATTGGGAAAGCGATTTCTTTTCAATGACAAAAACCGGGAATGTATATGAATATGAGGTCAAGATCAGCAAGGCAGATTTTAAAAAGGACTTTGATAAGCGGAAACATTATTTTTTAAGCAATTACAATACCGGCAGGATCATTGAAAAAGACACGAAGGAAAGGGATGATTTTATACTTTGGACAGGCAATAAAGTTTGTGCAGATAATTATAATAAAAACGGCGCTGGCACAAGAAATAATTTTCCTTACTGCAAAGTAGAATGGCATGATTCAAACAAGTTCTTTATTCCAAACAGGTTTTATTTTGTTTGTCCACAGGGACTGCTATCTAAGTACCAGGTGCCGGCTTATGCCGGGTTAATTATTGTGAGCGGCTACAGTGCCACAGAAATTAAGCGGGCCCCGATACTACACAAAAGGAACCTGTTTGATGATCATGGGCTGACAAAGATCTTGCTGGAAAAGTTTTATTATCTGTCAGAGAATATTCGGAGGGATATAAGTTTTGCTAAGCATGAATTGTGGGAGGCAAAAGAGAAAGTAAAAAACCTTACCAAGTTAATTGAAGAGAATAATATTCAACATGGATAAGAAAAATTCATATTTCGTAAGGTATAAAATAAGAGAGCATGAGCACATGACTGCCTTCGATTTAATAATCAAGCCGGGAACATGTGCAACATATATTATGAATCCATTGATGATAGATAAAATACTTGAAATATCAATAAAAGGAATAGAAAGAAAAGAGGTACAATTTTTATCAATATGCTTACTGAATTCGGAAAAGATATAAAATGGAAAGGATAACAGAAAAGCAGCTGGAGCGGTTGCTGAGATCAGGGAAGATCAAGGGATATGTTGTAAACAACCATGGTAAAGGGAAAAATTTAGGTAAAAATAAGTATGGTGCCAGGAAGGTAATTATTGACGGTAATGTTTTCGATAGTAAAAAGGAGGGGAACCGGTATTTTGAATTGAAGATCAGAAAGTGTGCAGGTGAAATAAAAGGGCTGAGATTACAGGTAGAATATACGTTTGAAGTTGAGAGACATAAGATAGCATCTTATTTTGCTGATTTTGTTTATACCGTAGTCAGGTCCGGAGAAACGATCGTAGAGGATGTAAAGAGTTCAGCTACCAGGAAGCTGCCGGTGTTTAGGTTAAAAAAGAAGCTTATGATGGCGCTGCATGGTATCGAAATAAAAGAAGTATGAGGATCACCCAGGATGGACATACAGTATTGAACAGCGATCAGGTGTATGAAATCCTTTGGGCATATTGTAATGATGAGATATCAGAGGCCTTTCCGCATAAGACAAAAGTTGTTGATGTACCCGAAGAGTGGAGAATATGGAAGGCAGAATTAAGGTGTCGGGGTGAGTGTTGGAGGTTGAATAAAGCAAACAGGGAAAGAGTTGATCAAATGATAAATAATAACCGATGAATGAGCAAACCGTTTGATATAGCTTGGAAAAATCCGGATGAACCGATTAAATCAGATGGAAGAGATAAGGTAAAGTGCGGTGTTTGCGAAAAAGAAGGATTGCCATTTGGTGATTGGGGGTATTCAGAACTTGTAATTAGACCTGGGGAGATTTCAGGGTATGAGTATCAATTTTGGACTTGTTCAAAGGAGTGTGAAAGGAAGTCAAAGCCATTTAAGGATAAAAAAATAAAAGAACTTACATGAAAGAGCATCCAATTTTGTTCAGTACCGATATGGTCAAAGCCATATTAGAGGATCGGAAAACAATGACAAGGCGAATAGTAAACCCTCAGCCTGTATTTGATGAGGACAGCGGAAGGGTATTCAGTGGTCATGTGCCGGCCAAAAGAAGCCCCTTTGATATACACAATTGGAAGGAACCGTTTGCAGAATTCTTTTCAAAAACGAAGCCAGGGGATGCTATGTGGGTAAGGGAAACATGGAGCCCAACTATAAACATTCCAGAAACAAAGAATTGGTATAAAGCCTCTGCAGATGAAGTGGCAGCAATGATGATAACATGGAAGCCCTCTATTTTTATGCTAAAAGAAGATGCACGGATATGGCTAGAGGCAATAAGTGAGAAAGTTGAACGGATAGCAGAGATCAGTGATGAGGATTGCATTAGAGAGGGGATTTTATTTTATGATGATGATATCCTGGAGGAAAGAAGATACAAAGACTATTTTAATACCCCTGAAGGATTTGGGCATCCCGACTTTGATTACTTATCATTTGATAATCCAAGAGAATTTTTCAGATCGTTGTGGCAAAAGATAAATGGAAAGCCAAAGCCAGTTCAGAAAAAGGTTAATGGAAAACTAAAAACGGTTGGTTATATAGTATATCCATTTGATGCTGAGGCTGGAAAAGAATTCAAAGGTAAAAAAACATGGAGAGGAAAGCCGCTAACAGTAGTTATTAATCCAGTGGTAAGGATCATTGAGTTCAATACGCTCAGCAAAACCGGTAAGCCATGAAAGCGCCAATAGTAAAAGTAATCCGTGCCTGGAGTTGTTTTCTTAATTACAAGAGAACAGAAAGCCAGATTGATGTACCGGAGCATAAAGCTTTTCCGGATCAAAAGACTTACCACTCTGGCGAAGGGTATTATTGGGGCAAAACAAGATGTGTAAAGATCTATGCTTTTGGCCCTTACAATACCAGGAAGCATTATACAACCAGGCTGGAGGTCCGGATAGATGGCAAGGAATATGAAAGGACTTATTTGCGTGTGTTTACTGATCGGGGCCTATGCCTTATTTGTTCCCGGTTAATTCGTGATGCAGAAAAACTTCATAGGAGGCGGCGCTCATGATCACTGCAGATGGATATAGCAAAGAGCCAAAGGAGAATGCTGAAGGTATTGTGGTTACATTCGGAAAGGAAATGATGATTGAACAGGGAGGGGCCAAACAGTTCCTGAAAGATTTTCTGGAATGTATGGCCGATGAAAACGCCTGGTGGATGCATAAGATGAAAAACAGGCCAACAGTAGAAGTGGCAACGGTTTACATTATCGCATTGAACCGGTTATATGGCAAGGTAAATTTCGGCTGGTTTGAAAACGGTATAACCACCGGAGGCACGGCAGATGGAGGGGAAAAAGAATTTGATTGGGCCCGGATGTGTTTGGTTGGCCCGTTTATCAGGTGTCCTTTTAAAAGAACGCTGAGGGGCTTCCAGGGATTTCGTTATGCAACTAAATTGTTTTGAGATAAGTTAAAAATAAAATCAAATGAGTAACATTAAATTAGGGTATGAAATACCCACTGCTAAACCCGTGTATGTAAGTCCTTCGCATCTTATTGTTACAGGCATTACACAGCTATCCGGGAAAACAACTACATTGGAAGCCCTGTTATTGCGAAGCCCTTTTAAATCCATTGTGTTCAAAACAAAGGTTGGTGAGAAAAGTTTTTCTGAAGGCACTACAGTGGCACCGTTTTTCCGTGACCGGTCAGATTATGAATTTGTAAGATCTTTGATCGAAGCCTATGCCAAAGAGAAAATGACAATTGAAAAAGGCACCCTTATGTCTCTTTGCAAGGGATCGAAAAATCTTATTGAGATCAAAAAGAGGGTTGATGATGAACTGACTGAAGGTAAAATCCGGGGAATAATTTTAGAGATATATACCCGCCTTCAGCACTACCTGGAGAACCTTATACCACAAATCCAATATGCAAATTTTTCCAGCACACTAAACATAGTGGATGGAATTAACATCATGAACCTGGAGAGGTTTTCTGAAGAGGCCCAAAGCTTAATTATTCAATCGGTTGCCGATGAAGTGCTGAAACACCAGCATGATATCGTTATTGTAATCCCGGAGGCATGGAAGTTCCTGCCGCAGAAATATAACAACCCATGTAAAAGAGTTGTTGAAAGTTATATCCGGCAGGGAGCGGCCAATAATAATTTTATTTGGCTGGACAGTCAGGACATGGCCGGAGTAGATAAAATTCCTTTGAAACAGATCAGCACATGGATATTGGGATACCAGGCAGAAAGGAATGAGGTTAAACATACGCTTGATCAAATTTCATTGCCCAAAGCATCGAAGCCAAAGGAAGATGATATCATGGGTTTGGGGATCGGGCAATTTTTCCTTTCAGATCGGGAAGGGGTTGTAAAGGTATATGTACAGCCCGATTGGATTCATGATGATCTGGCTATTGAGGTTGCAAAAGGGCTTGTTGATTCGGCTGAAGTAGCATTAAAAAAGCCTCTGCAAAAAATAAATATTCCGGTAAGAAATGAGGCGGTAAAACCAGGGGCGGCTGAAGCTGGCTATGCTACCAAAAAAGAGTTGACACAAATAAGGATTGATTTCTTTAATAAGATTCAGAACCTTACTGAGGATGTAAATAACGCAATCAACAATTATATCAACTCTAATAACCAAGAACCAGTTGACTATGATCATGTAGTAGGCCTTGTACTTCAAAAAATACCGGCAAGATCAGCTGATACCTCAGCACCGGTTGATATCAATGCTATTGTAACACAGGTGTTATCCAAGATACCGGCATCTCAGGGCAATGTAACATACACGGTGGCCCCGCTGGAGAAGATCAAGAAAGATTTTTTGAATGAGGCGAAGGGTAAAATAATATCAACCATAACCGGGTTTGATGAGCAGCAAAGAAAGATTTTGAAATGGATTGAACAGAACGGAAAGAATACAACCAAGGCCCAGGTATTTGAAAATTGCTTTGGCAAGGCTTCCACTTCAGGGGGTACATATCAAGCCCTGGTTAAAAAGGTAACGGATATGAAGGGCGCTGAGATGATCAGGGTTGATACAGCTCAGCGGATATTCCCGAACCTTAAAGACAGGATCAGGGAAATGATAGGGCAGTATGAAGCCACGGAGCCGGAAATAAATAACCTGTACAACCACATTTTAATGGAGCTGCTGAAATAAGTGGGGTAAAAATGCACGACTTTTTTCAAACTGAACTTTCGATGCTTGACACCTACATGTTATTGATTGTAAGAATGATGTAAAAGAATTTGGAATGTCAAGTGGAATATCAAAACAAAAGTGGTGTAAGAATACAGGAGAAAAAAACAAACTGACCAAAATGCTTGACCAGAGATGAGCGCAGAAACAAAAGAGATAGTATTAATAGCGGATCGGAGTTGTAAGACATGTATCAAGAACGAAGTGTGCAGGCATTATTTCGATCTTCATAAATTAATAGGTGAAATGCCACAGCACGGAGCCCCGCATAAAACAGATATCTTATATGACTGTTTAGCAAATTCATGTTTGTTATTCCAAAAAAAGAAAACAAAATAAGTTCTATATGCTACTACAATTAGAAATGGATATTGATAAGGCAGATCAGCATTTCCAACATGCCCCGCAATCTGTTATTGATGCTCATTTAAAAGAAAGGTGGACTAAGGAGTTTACAAAAGCAGTTTTCCCGATGGCCCCCTTTGCGCTTGTAAAAGGGGCACCGGGCAATGTTACCAGGTATCGAAGCGGTATATGTATTTTGGCTGAATCTCAGTTAAACCATACCTTAGACATGCTGAAGATATTGAAGGGGGTAAGTCCTGAGAGAGACAATATCATTGATGCGATCCGGGAAGAGCTTTTAAACCGATGAAATGACAGCTGAACAAAAATATTCGAAAGCAATTGCAATAGCTGAATCGGTTACTGAGACGGCCACGGGGATTGTTCGTGAATTAAAGAAGCTACCGAAAGGGAAGCATAAGCGGAATGTATTTATAAAAACATACAATAGAAGGCCTGGCAATAAAAGGAAGCGGGCAATTGTTATGATGAATTCAAGCATGTCGGCAATGATGGGAGCTATGCAGGTGGCAATGATCATGCAGACACCAATACCCAAATTAAAACCTGGAGGAATTGCGATATGAAGGTTAAAAGCAAATGGTATTGGCATGGGTTATTCATCTTACTGATCCTTTGCTTAACATTTTTTGTTTTACTATTAACTGGAGCACTAAAATAAACTTTATATATGAGTGAAGAGACTAATCAACCAGCTGCAACAGCCCTGGCACCGATTACATGGGAGCCAAAAAAAGTGTATGTAAAGGATTTGAAAGAAAATCCACAGAACCCCAAAATAATTACTGAAGCAGGTAGGCGGCGCTTGCATTTGTCTTTGGATAAATTCGGGTTGGCCGGCACCATGTCAGTGAATGATGATCTTACAATTATAGACGGTCATAGCCGAAAATCAGAATTGGAAATGAGGGGTATTGAAGAGGTTTGGGTATCAGTTCCATCCAGGCCGTTGACAGATGAAGAGTATAAAGAAATGAATGCAATGTTTGATCATGCCAGGGCCGGAGAAGTAGATAAATTCATGACTGAAAACCTTTTCAGGGATGAAATGCTGATTGAATGGGATTTGAAGAGCCCAAAAAAAGAGGCTGGAGAAAAAGGGTTGTTCCCGATTGTGCCGAAGTTCGATGAAAAGCATGATGCATTCGTTATAATCTGTCAAACGGAAAGTGAGATATCTTTTATTCAGAATGCATTGATGCTGGAAGAGAATAGCAGCTACAAAAATAAAAACACCGGTATCACATTTGTAACCACTGGAAAAAACTTTATTAAGGTATGGCAATCGAAATAAAGGTGGTGATCCCTTCAGCTGGAAGGCCCCATAGACAGAGCACAATAAAACATGTAGCCAATGCAATCATTTGTGTTCCGGAAAAGCAAAAGGCGCTGTATGAAGAGCGGAATAAGGATAATGAGATTGTGGCCCACCCGGACAGCATTCTTGGTTTGGGGCCTAAAAGGAATTGGATCTATGAGAAGTTTGGAAACGTGTTTATGATAGATGATGATACCCATGGTTTGCAGCGGCTATATGAAACCAGGGTAACGATCTGCAGCCCTGAGCAGGCTTATGATATCATTCAGAGCCTTGGCAACCTGGCAAAGATATCCGGCAATTATTTATATGGCTTTTCGAAGTATGCAAACACCCTCCAATATACAGGCCTGAAGCCATTTGCGTTGACCGGTTACATCAATGGAGTTGGTATTGGGTTGATCGAAAAGAGCCTGTTGAAGTTTTCAGATAAAATAACATGCAACAACGATGTTTTCATTTCATGTTTGAATGCTCACTATTACCATACATGCTTTATTGATACCAGGTTTTCATTTAAACAGGATGGAGTGAATAAGGGTGTTGGTGGTATGTCGTTGATCAGGAACCCGGAAACTGATAAAAATGATATTGAATTTTTAAAAAAGTCATTTGGCAGTGTGCTAAAGTTTAAGCAGCGGGCAGGATCAGCGAAGCAATGGAACATAATGTTGAAACTTCCTTTTTAAGGGCTGCACTCAGCAATTGTGCTAAAATCTGATGCAAGAAATGTGGCTTCCTTGGACGATCAGGCAATTTTCAGCATTACCTACACAAAAGAAAGTGCTTGCTAGAATTGAAGCTAATGGCCTCCCAGGTCATTTTTGGGGGTTTAGGGCCCCCGGAACCGGTCAAAATATGACTTCCCCCGGCAATTGATTCATTTTCAGGGCCTCATAATTGATTCATTTTCAATAAAGAATTTACTATAATTTATTGATTTACAATAGTATTGGATCAATCAGGTTGCTATATTTGATTTATCAAAGAGGGATAAAGACCCCGATTTTTAAACTTAAAAACTCCGCAATCATGTCAACGAAAATCATTTTAAAAAAAGAGTGGACTTCAAAAGTAACTTTGTCAAATAGCCAGGTGCTAGTTGTAAAATGGGTTGCTGCCCTTTCAAAGAAAGGTTCTTTCATTATAGCCAATTTCGTAGGTGACAGTAAAAAAATGTCAGTATATCAGCGGGGAATGTCTTGGTCAAAAGATCACTTCTTTTTCTTTGATGCCGTAAAAAGAGCCAAAAAAAACTTACCCCGATAATCAATTTATAAACCTAAAAACTTCGCACAAATGAAAAATACACCTCAAAAAACCTTTACGGCAATAATGAATGTTTGCCAGGTAAACAACTTCCTTTCTTCAGCCACAAACATGTGGTGCAATTCAGTAGATGAACTCAGGACGTTCAAAAAGTTCATCCGCATTGAAGAGACAAAACCGTATGACCAGTTGACTGATAAAAATACATTCGTTTCCGCTCAGGAATTACGGGAGTACATGCCGGCGCAATTATTCAGAGAAATGGAATGTGTGGTTGTCACCTGTCTTATTGAACAGCGGTGGATTGTTGAAATTAAACCTATAAACTCAGTTGTATGTTAGTAGTTAAAACCCAGGCCGAAATTGATGAAATGAAAGAAACGGATAGCTATAAAAATGGTGATATCAAGATTATCAGCACAAAAGATATTGGAAACGGCCTGTTTGAATTGATATTGGAAATCAATTAACCTTCAAAGTGTCTCTTATTTTTAAACCATAAATAAAAACTTCGCAATGAAAAAAACAAGTAAGGCCCCTGCAGCCAAAAGTGCAGGAAAAAAAGTGATCAATGTAAAGACAGTGGTGACTACCACAACCAAGATGCCCAAAGCCAAAAAGGAAAAGAGCACGGTGCCAGGGTTTGAAAACCTTCCTGCCGATGCGGTTGAATTCGAAACTCCGGCCCTGGTAGTTGATATGCTACAAACCAATGATGTAAGCGGTGGATCAGTGCTTACCCAGGTGCCTGAGCCGGAACCAAAAACAGCTCAGGAAATATTTTTGGCAAAGGAGAAAAAGGCAGCTTTGAAAAATGATAACATCTTTATTGATGTTAAGCTGGAAAACCTTTCTAATCTTACCGGGTTGAAAGTAAGGAAGGGCTTCAGTAAGGTAGTTGTGGCTGAGGGTGAAATAGTAAATGTAGTTAGTCCGAATTACTTCCTTTTAAAGAATGAAGATTTTTTCCTGGAAGTCGAAAAGAAGTTGATGGAGGCTGATATCAAATACATCAGCAGATCAATTAACCGGCAGAACAGTGATTTTGCAGTTGATTACATTTTAGCTGATGAGAATTACCATGTGGATGTAAAAGGCGGGAAAGATAAAATTATCCCGATGCTGAGATTTACGAACATGTACGGTGGTGGCCCATGTACCGGGAAGTTCGGATTTTTCAGGGAAGTATGTGCCAACGGATTGCATGTTGCCGAAACTAAAGTTGGCTTCAGGATTGGACACAGGATCAACAGATCAGAGTTGATAATGCCGAACATTAAAGAGCTGGTGGGCCAGTTTTTAAGCAATGAATTTTATAGCCTGCACAAAAAGTTCAAAGTACTTGCTGAAACCCCGATCACAGACCTGAGTGAATTCGTAAAGTTCACATGTACAAAAATGGATCTGTTTAAGTATGAAGCCAGTGAAAAGAACCCGGATACCCCAAGTGCAAAAGCTCAGTTGGTGATGGATACCATTTTAGCTGAAAGTAAGGAGTTGGGTGTTGAACCGAATCTTTGGATTGGATACAATGCCTTCAATGTAGCGGTGCATAGCAGCAATAAGAAGGCCTTCAGTAAGCAAATGAAAACTGATGGTGTTTTATTCAATACGGTTTATGAAATGGCTGCGAATTAATTAGGACGGTCAATAGTAGATGAAACCCCTGGCAGTTTGCCGGGGGTTTTTTATTCAGGTAAGGCACAATAAAGAGGGCCGGGAAACGGCAGGAAACAGGCCTAAAACCAGGTAAAAGTGTGTTTAACTGATTCATTTTTAAGGCTTCATAACTGATTCATTCTCAATCCGTGTTTTTATATAATATATTGAAATACAGGTACTTTGGATTAAAAGCCTTGCTATATTTGAAAGATCAAAGGGGGAAAAGAAAACCCCGATTTTTAAACCTCAAAAACTTCGCACTATGTTACATTATTCAAAAATGATAGACCTTCTGGAAATGCCAGGTACAAAGCAAATGCTGATTAATTATTATACGGGCAAAGCTTCAGGAACGGATGTAAAAAAATACTTTGCGGATCATATAGCCGGGATGGATGATTTTTACCGGAATGCCTTTAATTCATATTTAAGCGATTTGCCGGAAAGTTATTTGGATGATGATTCAATTGAATCGTCAAATTCAAAGCTAAGTGGTATTTACGATTTTGATTTTGATGAAGCTCCGGAAGGATTGCAGGATAGGGCCGAAATTATCCGGTGGGATATATGCCGTGTTGTTATATCATTTTACCAGGGCCAAAAACAAACAGTATAATTATCAACCTCTAAAAACTTCGCACCATGGCAAAGCCGACACTATTACCGGATGAAACTTTTTCAGTAGTAACCTTTTCCAGGGAATCACTTGAAAAACAAACTGATACTTTATTAACGGACACGTTGATAAATTTCGAAACCAATTATGCGCCTCTTTATCTGCATAATGAAATTGGATCTGGAGTACATTTATTCAGCAGGGAGGTGTTAACCAGGCTTTGCGAAGGCAAAGAGGATGTTATGGCAATACCGGGCTATGCTGAGATGAAAGCAGACCTGGAAGAGATAGGCCGGATCATGGATGAGCAGAAAGCCACTTATTTCCGGGTGGTAAAATAAAATATTAATCATTAAAACTTCGCACATGAAAGTAGTAACCAAAAAGGGCTATGACTTTTTCGTAGTAACCAGCGCATTTCAGAAAGCCATTAGAAGAGGGGATGAAACTGTAGCCGTATATCTTCTGGTGGAATTATTCAACTCAGGGTATGAAAAGTATTTATGGAAGCGGCTAAAGATCATTTCCAGTGAGGATATCGGTTTAGCGGTTCCAAATATGCCGGCAATCATTCAGGCCCTATATACCAGCTACCAGGAAACGATGAAGGACAGCGAAACAACGGCAAAGGAAGGGATGAGTAGCAGGCCGGAGAGAATGTTTTTACTTCATGCGGTATTACTTCTTACCAGGTGCAAGAAGTCCAGGCTAGTTGATTGGGTGTTAATCGAAGCATGGAGAACCCATGATGAGAATCACATGAAAATTCCGGACTATGCTTATGATATGCATAACTTTAAGGGCAAGCAGATGAACCGGGGGATAGATCATTTTTACGATGAAGGGACTTTATTAGGAAACTTTTGTGAGCAACCAGGTGAAAAGGAATGGAAGGAGAAAGCCAGAACAGCACACAAAACAAAGCCGGGCAAATTAAAGTTTGCAGTAGTAAAGAAGGCAAATATTTCACAGCAACAGGTTATGTTTGAGCCGGAAGAAGATGCAAAATAGGACGGTTATTATTTATTCATTCGAAATTATTTAACTTCTAAAAAATAAACTTATATGAAAAAACTATTATCAGCAGTTATCCTTACACTGCTATTTGCATCCTGCAAAAAGGAAGCTTGCAAAAGAGTAACCATTGAAACAATTAATGGTTGTGACAGTCCAATTAAGATCACATATATTATGAAAGATCAAGTTGTATGTGGATCAGAGCTGGCAGATATCCAAAGACGAAACCCGAATACTTATGTTGATATGCCAGGCCCCGGTGGTGGTACATGTAGAATAACCACGCTAATTATTATACAATAATTTCAGTAAAAAAAGTTTTATGAAAATAATCGGATCAACAATAACAGGGGCCCAAACCTATGTTTGTGTATCAACTGTTTACAATGACAAAGAAATAGACTTCATAGTGAAGGCAGATGCCAATGGTATCGTTGTTGGTAATTATAAAAGCGGCATGGAAACATCTTACCACCCGTATTTCAATGAAACCAGCGCTGAGAATAAGAAGGCACATTTTAAGTTCATAAAAGATTATGTGGAAAAGAAGATGAAGCCTACCATGAATCTTGATGTTTACGAAAAGGAAACGATCATTGATGTTGAATTCAAAAGCATGGACAAGCATTTCAAATGGAGCGGGACCCCTTCGCAGCTTTATAGTGCATTAAAGGCAGAACAATTGATGAATAATTTCAATAAGCAAACCGCTGAAAAAAATAACAGGTCCGATGCCTGATTAAAATTTCATTGCACTATATTTGTATTTCTACTCCCTGGTTACTGTGCGAAGTTCCCAGGGACGGGAGCCCGGCTGAAAAGCGGGGCTTTTTTTATTGGCTGAGTGCAAGCCTGGAAGCCTTCAGTGCTGCAGCAATTACCTGATGCATGTCATAGTACCGATATGAGGCAAGGCGGCCCCCGAATATTATGTTTTCCTCCAGCTGGGCAAGGTCATTATAAGCCTTAAATTTACGGCTGTTTTTCATATCGTTAACCGGGTAATATTGTTCCATTCCCCGGCTCCAGGCTTGCGGAAATTCGTATGTAACAACGGTGGCAGGGGAGACGGTATTTTCAAAATGCTTATGTTCTATGGATCTTGTATAAGGTTCCAGGTGGCTGGTGTAATTCATTACAGCACAACCCTGGAAGTTTTCTACAGGCTTAACCATGGTATCAAAGCGAAGTGACCTGTATTCAAGATCACCGAATTGGTAGCTGTAGAATTGATCCAGGGGCCCGGTGTACACAATCTTGCGGGCAATATTTTTCCAGTGCTCAGTATTGGTAAAATAATCAATCTTTAGAATCAGATCAACACCGGAAAGCAGGCCCTTAATGAGCGGGTTATAGCCTCCAATTGGGATCCCCTGGTAACGATCATTAAAGTAGTTGTTATTGAAAGTGAATCGAACCGGGAGGCGCTTAATGATGAAGGCGGGGAGCTCAGAACATTGCCGGCCCCATTGTTTTTCCGTGTATTCCTTTATGAGACGGTTATATATGTCATAGCCAACTAATTTCAAGGCCTGTTGTTCCAGGTTAGCAGGGATACCAGCAAATGATTGCATTAGAATTCTTTGCTTTGCGGCTGCCGGATCAGTGATACCCCAAATCTGGTAAAAGGTATTCATGTTGAAAGGCAGGTTATAAAGCTTTCCCCCGGTGGTAGCCATTACGGTATGAATGTAGTTATTGAATGAGACGAACTGGTTAACGAATTTCCAGATCGTTTCATCATTGGTGTGGAAGATATGAGCGCCATGCATGTGTACGTTGATCCCTTCTATATTTTCGCAGGCAATGTTTCCACCGGCCACGGATCGTTTATCAATTACCAGGCAGGATTTACCAGCTTGTTTTGCCTGATGAGCAAAAACAGAACCGAAAAGGCCGGAGCCAACTATTAAAAAATCGTACATAAAAATTTTGTGGGTGAATTCAAAACACTACATTTACGGGAGAAATGTAATTGTAATCGGGTGAAAAGATAGTGATAACGGGTAATTAGCACAAATTTTTTAAACATAAACCGCATGAAAAATAAAAAACATTACCCGATAGCCTTGTATAAGGGCCGTGGTAAGCAGCCCTTCTATTGGGTAAAGACAATGGTTAAAAATGGCAGGCAGATATCCAAATCTTCCGAAAACTATTTGACCAAACAAAAAGCCCTGCAGGGGTTGGCAGCTGATGTGAAAATAACATTTGCAGCTATGAGCCTTGCACCTAATGTAAGCCTTGTGTACCAGGATTGCACAAATAAAATATCTACAGCGGAGGTATTATTTATTAAAGTGGCTGGTTAATGGGCTTGTTATTAATATTATCGCAATCAAATAGCGGCAGTACATGGCTGTCCAGCTGTTTAAAGGATCAGTATAAATTATTCCCCAAAGAGTATTTTAATTCTATTTTAAACTATGAAATTCAGCAATATGCTGATACGATCCTTGGCAATGAACAGGAGTACTTCAATCTTGCTGTAAAGGCAAGTAAAAATTCATTTGAATACATGATGCGTTATACATGGTTAGCCCAAAACACCTATAATGCAACAAAGGAAAATTACCTGGCATTCAATATACAGAATATAAAGCCATACTTCAAAGAGGTGGTGATGCTATTCAGATCAGTTAAGTATTGCTTCCCGCCTCAAAGGAGCCGGGTGAAGGTATGGTATAACCAGTGGTATCAATCGTTATTAGCCCATTCCAAGATATGCCCTGAGATAACAAAATTCAATAATTGTATTATTCTTACTCATCAAAAAAAAGCTTTACTGGCCTGGCAGGTAGTTAGATGGCAGCTGGAGCTTGAAGCAGACAGGTTGTATATCCCGACAATTGACTATGATCGTTTGATGAACTATAGTAAGGAAGAGATAGATTTTAATTATGGGAAGTGGCTTGATGCGGATAAGATCGTTGAAACCAGGAAGCCATGTACAGTGCCAACACCGGAGCAGCTTAAATTCACTGATGAGTGGAGTGAGGCGCTAATTTATTTTAAGGAAATTCAGCAGTTCCAAATAGTACAAAAACAATGGATGTATTAAGGCAATCAGTAGTTGAAGCGGTAAATAAGATCAAGGGCCTGCAGGTGCCTGGATCTTCAACCAGGGATGGCATTGCATATCAGCCATTACCTGACTTCTTTGGCTTTAAATATATTGATTCTCAGAAAGGTGCCACTGTTAAAGATGTTTTGCGCCTGATCCAGCCGCTTATTCATAGTGGTAAAACCCTTCTTGATATCGGGGCAAACGTTGGCTATTATTCTTTTATGCTTACTGAGGATAAGGATATGACCTGCACGGTGATCGAAAAGGATCAAAACAACGTTGCTGTAATACAGGCTTTGAACGAAATGATGATTGCTACAAACCGGGCCCCGGTAAATATCAAAAGCATGCTGGTATCAGGCAAAGACAGGTTTGATTATATACTTATGCTCAATGTTCACCACTGGATAGAGAAAGAGCTTGGCATGGTTGGAACGATCAAATATATGACTGAGGTAGCCGGATGCTGCCAGGCCATGTTTTTTCAAACTGCACATCAACAAAGCAGATCATCATATAGAGTTGGTTATCTGAAGGATGAAAGAGATATTGAAAGGTATTTGAATGCATGTGGTTGGGAGTATGTAATCAGGTTAGGGAATACACAACCAGAAGAGCCACGTTATTTATTTTATTGCCATCATGGTGAAAATAGTATTATAAGTTAAAAAGTTTATGATACCAGTATTTCAAACGAAGTTCGGCCCAAGAAACGGGAACTGCATGCAGGCAGTAGTAGCATCATTACTTGAATTACCATTGAGTGAAGTACCGGAATTCAGGGGAACAGAAAGTCAGGATGCATGGTTTGATAAGTACTGCGACTGTTTAAGGTCACATGGTTATGAGTATGATCAGATATTGAGTAATCCCCGTCAGTTAGGGGGTTATGGAGCTAACATGTTTGAAGAAATAAAAGATGGAAAGCACTCAGGGATAAAAGGAGATTTTTTTTATGCAAGCGTATATTCTCCAGGTCTTTTTGATCGGGTTCAGTATATCTGCAATCCCCTTTACAGAGGGCCTTTACGTGCGGTAGTAATTGACAGAGATTTTAATATCATTCATGACCCACATCCGCATTATCAAGGTGTAAAGCAGTATCCATTGCATGAAAGGATTGAGTACAATGGTGTAATCGGAGTTGATATTTTCAAACCAATAATAAAGTAAAAATATTTTATGAATAGAATATACACAACCTGCAACGGGCACACAGTTGACCTTCTGAATAACGAAAGAATTTATGAATGTACTAATTCCCCGGTGGCATATAAGATCAGGCTGAAGGGTGGTGAATTACTTGAAGTGTATCACCGTGATTATACATTAGAAAAGCTATGCTTGACCGAAATAAAAAGGCAGTGGGATGAGGCGCTAAAAAGCAAAGCGGTAAATTTAGGTGGAACCGGTGGTGAAGATATACCACCCGGCAGCTGGAGAGATCAGAAGCAAAAGGAGTTCATCAAAAAAATGAATGATGATTTTGAAAAGATATGGGTGATGGAGGGGGAGGCCCTGGCAAATTATTTAAAAGACTTACCAGCCGGGCAAACTACTTTCCGGGGGTTTTTCCGGCCTGCAAGGGAAAGCGGGAAGGAATATGAGCAACAAAGAATTAAGGACACAATAGATCAAATCAATGTTGTTTTTGGTGAGGCGAATAAAGTAATTGATGAGTTCCTGCGGGCAAAAAAAGAATTTGAAAAAACAAAGCGCATCAACTATTCATTTGACTTCAATAGTATTGGTCTAGCCAATAAACTAAAAAACTTTAATCAGGAAAAGCCGAAGAGCCTGGAGCAGCTGCGTGAAGATCTGAAACAGGCAATAAAAGAACGTGATGCATTTGAGAACCATTCTCAGCATAGGTATTATCCGCTTTCACTAAACAGCTTAAATAAGAAAATTTCAGATATCACTGATGAAATAAAAAAGATGGAGCCCCGGAAAAGGCTTTTACGGATAAGGTGTAATGAGAATGCAGGGCCTTCTTACCGGTATAAATGGATAGTGATGCGGGAAGATTTTACGGAGGAACTAGCGGAAAGCGTTGAAATAAAGGTGCCTACCTTTACGACATTCGAAAAACTGCCTGATGGAATAGAAAAAGCACATATCAGCATGTACTATATTAATCTTCAATGGATTGATAGAAAATTAATCGTATCTTAGGAGGTAAATAAATGACTGAAGTAGATAAAAATATCAGCACAAACCCGCAAAATGCGGGTGGATCACGGGAAAAAACTTATGATGTTGGTCATGCAAAGCCTCCTGTACAGCATCAATTTTCATCAACAAACCAGCCTGATCCTTCAAAATCAGCGGAGACAAAAAGGCGAAAAAGATTTACCAGAGAAACGCTAAAAGAGCTGCTGAACAGGCGATATACATTTGATGATGCTAGTCAGGTAAAAGCTCAGCTGGTAAAAGCGTATGGTGAAAAGGCAGTTATGAAAATGACGGTCATGGAAATTGCTACGATCATGCAGATGCATAAGGCAATAATTAAAGGTGATACTCAGGCTTTTAATTCATTAATGGTCAATACATTTGGACAGCCAAAACAACCACTGGAACATTCAGGGCCCGGTGGTGCCCCGATTCAGCATGCTCAAACGATCACTCAGGTCATTATAAATAATCCACATAAGAAAAAACCTACCGAATAATAACATGTATGCAGGATGTGATCATAAATCAAAAGATGGTAGAGCCCTCATGTCCTCAGTTTGATATCATTACAAGCCCTCAGCAAGTAAATCTGTTCATGGCCGGGCAGGGATCAGGAAAAACCTTTGTTGGCGGGGTTGTTTCCGGCAGATTGATTACCAGGTTCCCTAAAGTGCATGGCTTCATTGGTGCCAATACTCATCTTCAGCTATCAGATTCAACACTATTCCGGATCAGGAAGGTATGGAAGGAAGATTTTGCCTGGACTGAATGGAGTAAGGACAACCCGAATGGATGCTATGTAGTGAACATACAGCCCCCGGCCCATTTCAATACCGATGATCATGAATACACGACTTACCGGGGAAAGATATGCTTCAGTTGGGGTACTGTAGTGTTCATGGGTAGCCTTGCGAATTACGAAGCTCATGAAGGAAAAGAATTTGCCTGGGCTATCCTGGATGAGACAAAGGACACTAAAGAAGAGGCGGTGAAGGAAGTAATAACCGGCAGGCTTCGTGAACAGGGGGTGTACCTGGATGAAGATGATGAATTTGCGGATAAGGAAACTTTGTCAGTGGATGCTGAAGGCAATATCACTGAGAGGAAAATAAACAGGCCCTTCAACCCTTTATATATTCTAACATCCCCGGCAAAGGTTCAGTGGATTAATGAATGGTTTAACCTGGATGAGCATACAAAAGAAATCACTGAATCAATTTATAGTAAGGATACATACTTTTTAAAAGATATTGGCAATAAGCGTGTAACGATCAGCTCAGTATATCACAATGAGCATAACCTACCTTCCACCTTCATCCCAAACCAGCTGATGAACCTGCATTCGGGCCTGCAGGATATGTTGATATATGGAAATCCTTTCAGCAATACCGGGGGAGAGTTTTATAAGTGTTTCCAGCGAACAAAGAACGTGATCAATGTAAGAAAGCTACTGGTTAATATCGCAAAGGATAATGAACCGGAAAACCTTCAGCCTATTTTCGATGATGTGGAAGGCAACCGGGCTTATTGTAAGAGTTTGGCGCTGCATATTTCCTTTGACTTCAACGTAAATCCGTACATGACCTGCACAATATGGCAGATAAAAGGAAAGCTTGCAGTGCAGATAGATGAGATCTGTTTACCAAACCCCCGCAATACAACGGTTGATGTATGTAGGGAATTTATTCGAAGATACCAGGGGCATACTGCTGGCCTTCTAATTTACGGTGATCCATCCGGCAGGCATGAAGATACCAGGACAGAAAAAGGCTTTAATGATTTTACAGTAATTGTAAAGGCCCTGGTACAGTTCAGGCCTGCATTAAGAATAATGAGTGTGGCCCCGGCAGTAGTTATGAGAGGCAATTTTATAAATACAATATTTGAAAAAGGGTATGAAGGGATACAGATATTCATTCATGAGAAGTGCCCGAAGTCAATAGATGATTTTGTTTATCTGAAGGAGGCCAGTGATGCTACAAAGCTTAAAGAGAAAGTAAAAAATCCAGATACCAACGTGACTTATGAGAAGTTCGGACATACCAGTGATTCGGCAGATTATTTCCTTTGTGTTGCATTCTCCACAGAGTTCAATAAGTACAAAAGCGGTGGAACAGCCAGCATGCCGGCATCAAGTGGTAAGACTGCTCCATCAAAGAATACTTACTAAAGTGGCACACTTTTTTACCTGATATCAGAAAACCATTATATTTACTCAAACTTTTATGCATGGCTGCAACGTTTGATTGACAAGAAGATACCGGTACTGCCACCGGATCGCCTGCAAAGGGAACAACCAGGACAACAGGTGTAACAGATGTTAACTGGAAAAACAGCGGTGTTCAAGGTGATGCATATAGCTCATTCCCGATATCTGCCGGCAACAATTCATTTGAGAAGTGGCAGTTTGGTAAATTCACCGGAACATTCAACCAGATATTAGGCGGCTTGTTTGCACATACAGCAACAGCATTTGGAACCGGGCTTACATTGAAAGGCCCTCCAGCGTGTACCGGTGATGGAGACAGGTTGCTTTATACCACTCCTTCAGCAACAACGAATGCGAACCTTACAAACAATATGACTTCAGTCATTGCGATAGGTTCAGGTGTTGCAGTATTTTTCAGTGCCACCGGCCCTGAAGCAACTGGTAAGGCAGCTTCAACAACTTCAAACCCCGGATATACAAACTTTTTGACAACGCAATTACAGACCACAACGCCTGCTGCAGGTGATACGGCAACTGTAACTTTAACTTTGGAGTATCAGGAGAATTAAAACTTTCTTTATGGCAACAGAAACATTAATTTGCGAATGCGGTGATGATAAGAATCACGTGCAGTATGTTGATAAGAACAAAGACACCGTTATAACGTGTACAGTATGTGAAATGTTTTTAAAGCAAAAAGATAAGCAGCCTGGCATTCCTGAAACAACACTTGATGCAGTGAAAGAAGCAAAAAAAGTAAAAGAAGTCGGCGCTGACAAGATCAAGGAAGCAACTGAGTAGCTATTATTAACCAGATAGGGCAATACAATGCCCGAAACGCAATACAATGCAATGTCTGAACCTCTAAAATACCTCTTCAAGGCCCTTTTCAAAGATGGAAAGGGATACGAACAAAACCCCGATGATGTTTCCGTTAATGATCCCACTACATCATGCTATGCCGATATCAAGGATAAAGAGATAGAGCTATTCATGCTCAGCGAAGGCGGTAAGTTCGATACAAATACATACCTGGTAAACTTAATTGACGGTCATTTTGAAATAAATGATATCGTTTTTTTCATGCATGATGAAAGATACCTAACTGATTACAAATTAATATACTTCAGGCGGGTAAGGGAATCAATACAGATGAATGCAGGAACCGGTGAATTAGATCGGAGTACCAGGAAGCGTGAAGTGACGTTTCGTTTTGGATGGGAGGCAAAAGATAAGGACGGAAATGTGTTTAAGCGAATAATGGAAATTGAGTAATATATCAATCCTAACATAAACCCATTAACATGAAAAAGATTCTCATCTCAGTTTTGTTACTTGTTTTTTTTACAAGCATAAATTCTCAACCAGCCAAAAATCCTTTGGACAGCATTAAAGCACTTGCTGGTGGAAACCTTTATCAGTACCCGCATGATAAGCCTCCCCGATTTGTAGGAACATTTATTTCTAAAGACAATAATGGGAACATTATTATTGGGCAAAATCCTACGCTTACAGGTATCACTGTAGATAATTTTATCTATTCGCATGATGCTATAATAGACAACTCTCTCAATAATACTTCGTTTGCCAATCATATTAAAATGTATTCTGTTAGAGGTACATTTTCTGACGGTGCAGATCACCACCTATTAGAAGGCGGGAATTATTCTACTACACTAGGTGATGGTAATTGGCAAGGCGGGTATGCTGGATATGTTGATGGATCAGGTTGTGAGAACTATGTTACTTACGGAAGAATTGGTGGGCTTATAAGTCGAAATGGTAGAAAGCTATTTCCTAATGAATTTTCCAATTCGGATATTTATGGGCTTGCAATGGTCAATGAAGGAAATGATAATTTTTCCAGAGGAAAGCAAATAACCACAAGGGGCAATAATATTTACGTTTTGGGGTATGGCCCAACCACAGTAACAGAACCGGGATTTCATATCATTTTTGGAACTGAAAAATTTGGTGTGCTTACTGATGGCAGAGTACGAATAAATGGAATTACCTATACTTTTCCACCACCGGGGCCAGTTACCCCCGGATCGGTACTTACTAATGATGGAAACGGAAATTTGCAATGGACTGTTCCGGCTGCAGCCCCGCAAATAAAAAGTTTCATGATATACGATACGATGGGTAATATAAGGATTGCTGTACCTGTACCAAAAACTTTCTAATGACCCCGGTTGCCTGTTGCGGATATGAGTGTGGTGGTATAGACCACGTTACCTTATCGGGAACTGCCTCCATTGATACTACTACAAAAAGAAACGGGGCAAGAGCATTAAGAGTAAATCCTTCTGCTTCAACAGGTCAGGCAAGTCATACATCACCAAGTGCCAGCGTTATTGTTGTAAGAGGATATATCAGGTTTGCTACTTTACCTAATGCTGATACCGCTTTAATGTTTATTGCTGGAGGCACTAATGCCGGGGCAGCATTTAAGCAGTCAGATTCAAAAATATATCCTTATGCTAACGGTGTTTTTGGCAGCACTGGTGTATCAGTAACGACAGGACAATGGTACCGATTAGACATAAAAATAAATATTACAAATAATCCGTGGACAATAGATGTTTCAGTAGATGGAACTACTACCACTCAATTAACTCATACTGCTGCTGGTACAGCAATATCGAATTTTAATTGTGGTGCGGCAAGTTCTGTAACTGCAGATATTTATTTTGATGATTTTGTTATTTCAAATACTACTGGAGATTATCCTATAGGGCCCGGAAAGGTTGAGAATTTCGTTCCTACTGCAGACGGCACACATAATGTGGCCGGAACGAATGACTTTGAACGGTCATTAACCGGAACGGACATTGATAACACTACCACGACTGCTTATCAGCTTGTTGATGATATTCCGTTAGATGCAGGAACGCCAACCGATTTTATAAATCTTATAGCCCCTGTCAACGCAACAGATTATGTAGAGGTAATTTTTGGCCCTGCTCCAGGTATAAGCACACCTACTGTTGCTCCACGGGGAGTAGAGGTTATTACAGTAAGTGCTGCTTTTGGAACAGGAACAAATAACTTACGATTAGGGTTAAATGATAATGGGACTATTGATGATGTAAGAAACGCAACCGTTGGTTCAACTACCTGTATTTATAATCGAAAGCATTATGTTGACCCGCCTAGCGCTGCCTCAGCCTGGACAGTAGTTTCTGGAAACGGAAACTTCAATAATGTACGGATGCGGTGTTACTCCAGTGATGCCAACCCCGATCCGTATTTCGTTGGGGTAATGATTGAAGCGGAGTTCGCTACTACTGATAATACAATAGTAGATAAGACCATAACGGGTAAAGCCAGGATTCAAGTCGCTGTTGATCAAACTATCACCGGTAAGTCTCGTATCAGGGTAACTGTTGATCAAACCACTACAGGTAAATCCAGAATACAAACCACTGTTGATGCAGTAACTACAGGTAAAGCACGTATTCAAAATACTGTTGATGCAGTGCAAACTGGTAAGGCGAATATCAGGGCTACCACCGATCAAGTTCAGACGGGAAAGGCCAGAATTCAAGTTGTTGTTGATCAAACTATTTCAGGAAAAGCATCTATTATAACTCCTGTTGCTCAAACTATTACGGGGGTTGCACGGATTACTGTTGTAACCGATAGAACGATATCAGGTGTTGCAAGAATTCGGAACACTGTTGATGCGAATATAACTGGTAAAGCACGTATCCAGGCCGTTGTTGATGCAACTGTTACCGGTAAAGCAAGGATAACTGCTGTAACTGCTCAAACTCAACTAGGTAAAGCCCGTATCACTGCAATAACTGACAGGGCTCAAACAGGTAAGGCACAGATTCGTGTAACGACTGCTCAAACAATATCCGGTGTTTCACGGATTCAGAAAACAGTTGATGCAGTTATTACAGGCGTTTCCAGGATCACAGCGGCAGTGGATCGTACTCAGACTGGTAAAGCACGCATTCAGGTAACAACCGATGCAACGATATCCGGAGCTGCTAGGATCATGCAGACCGTTGATGCTACCATAACAGGAAAGGCTAATATCAGAACCACATCTGATGTAACCATAACCGGTGTAAGTAGAATTCAGTTAACCGTTGATCAAAACATAACTGGAGTATCACGGATTCAAAAAACAACTGATGTAACTCAGCTTGGTAAGGCCAGGATACATGCAACCAGTTCTGCAACCATAACAGGTAAAGCATCCATTATTGTTTCCGGTACTACTCAGGTAACAATTACCGGTGTTTCCAGAATACGAGTAACAAATAGTGCTACAATAACGGGAACCTCCAGGATACAAACTACTGCCGATAAAATACAAACTGGAAAAAGCCGGATACAAAGTACAAGTGATGCTGTTATTACAGGGGTAGCTAGAATTCGAATGGTAGTTGCAGCGACAATTTCAGGAAAGGCCCGCATTCAATTGGTTGTTATGGTTAATCAGCAAGGACGGGCCCGGATACAAAGGACAGTGGCAGTAACCCAAACAGGTAAAGCTAGGATTACCGGCGGCGCTGTAATACCGGATATAAAAGTCAACATGGATGGATCTCTTAATGCAGAGTTCAAAAGAAATTCTACTTTTACACAAATCGTTAAGCTATGATTACAGTAACCCAGGTGTTCATGTTTGATGATATCAGAATATCTATCAACCTAAAACAAGATTTATCCAGTGCAACGGGAACAAAAATATTATATAAAAAGCCCGATGGAACTGTTGGAGAATGGACTGGAACAGTAAGCGGAGAAACATTATATTTCGATTGTGTTTTAGGGGAAATAGATCAACCGGGTCACTGGCAATTTGAGGGAAGAGCGGTGATAAGCGGTAAGCAAAGTTCAGGGATATTAACATTGTGGGTTGATCAGCGGCTAGATGTATAGTGCCGTAATTGAAAATTAATATTATATTTGGTCTATGGGGTACTTAATTCAATTTGACTATGAACGGTTAATACAGGATGTTACCCTGAAGCAAATCATTTCAACAAATGGTAAGCTTATACCTCCCGCTGAGCTTGCAGCAATTACTGAAGTACGATCTTACCTGAAAGCGAAGTACGATGTCGATTCAGAATTCACTGATACATCATTATACAACCATGGTGCTACTTACAAGGCAGCAAACCGGGTGTATCTGAATGCAGCTTTTTATAATGAAAAGATCACCTATGCCCTAAATATATTAACACTCCGGCAGGGAAAAGTGTATGTATGTACAACAGCTATTACCGTTGCTGAAGAATTTGATGCAGATCATTGGCTGCTATTGGGAGATCAGTACGATATTTTTTATTGCATATATCCTAAAGAGGTATTTGAATTATCGAAGTTGTATGAAAAAGATGATCAGGTATTTTGGAAAGGGAAAGTTTACATCTGCCAAATTGCAAGCCGGGATATCAACCATGATGAAAGTATTCAATACAACTCAACAAACAGCTTCCCTTATCCAAATGTTTTTCCCGATGATCCAAAGAACGGGGTTAAATATTGGGGCGCTGGTACAACTTACACGGTGCCTGCAGGCAGCTTAATACCAGAGGACATACCGGAGCCAGATATATATTGGGCAAAGGGAGACAACCGGAATCAGCAATTGATATTGTTTGTTTTGGATATCCTTATTTATCATTTGTATCGCAGAATACCACCGGCCATTGTTCCTGAAATACGCATCTTTGCATATCAGCAAGCGATAGCATGGCTGAAAAACGTTTCGAAAGGGAATGATATTGTTGCAGAGATAACCAGGAATCAGCCGCCTGCCGGTAATATGATACGGTTCGGGAGTAGGCCCAAATTGGAGAATTTTTATTAAAATATTTTTATGCGGCAACCAGGAACAAAGAACAGGGAAAAGGAAATTTCGGAGGTGATTGGAAAGGATATTGATAATGAAGATAAGTTTTTAGCTGAGTTGATCGCTGGTAAAGCAAGGTGGGCCAGGATAGCCAATGAATTACAGAAAGAAGGCAAGCCGAATGAAAGGGAAAAGGAATATTCAGAGGCATATAAAGTGCTGATAAATAAATTTTCGGAAATAGAACCTCCTGAAAAAGCATCATGAGCAAACAGTTAAACGGTGTAAAAGATTATTTCCAGCCTACATTGAGGCCTGTAACTATTCAGCAACCTGCAAATGAAGCAAAGAACCAGGCTGCTGTATTCCGTATATCCCCGGTACAGTTTGAAAGAATCAGGCAGGACATGCAATCATGGCGGGAGGCATGCACTGAAGCAGAAAATGCTTGGTACCCTCATCGGATTAGGATGCAGCGGATGTATCTCGATACGAATTTGAATGAACATATTGATGCTTGTGTAGTGAGAAGGAAAAATTTAACAACGCTAAGGAAGTTTAAGATCTGTGATGAAAAGGGTAATGTAGATGAAGAGGCAACCAAAATATTTAAAGCTACTTGGTTCAGAAACTTTCAGTCGTATGCCATTGATGCACTACTTTATGGGTATAATTTAATCAACCTTGGTGATATCATTAAAGATGCATTCCCGAATATACATTTTGTAAAGAGGCAGAATGTTTCACCTGACAGGCTGGTAGTAACGAATTATGTTTATTCCCTTTCCGGGCAACCGTTCCTTAATCCTGATTATGATATTGATGGCAAAAAGCCATTTGATTGGACAGTATATGTAACAACTCCTTCAGAGACAGGAGCGGGGCCATGTGGTTATGGTTTGTTTTATAAAATAGCCAAAGCTGAGATCATTTTAAGGAATAACCTTGGTCAGAATGCAGATTACAATGAAGTGTTTGGGCAGCCGGTACGGAAAGGAACAACAAACAAAACCGGGGTTGAAAGAGATTCTTTTGAAAATGCCCTTCGAACAATGGGATCGAATGCGTACATTCTTATGGATGAAGGATCTGATACTCTTGAATTGGTGGCGGATAGTGGGAGAGGTTCTGCCCATAAAACATATTCTGATCTTGAAGAGAGGCTGGAGAAGAAAATCAGTAAAGTTCTTTTGGGCCATGCGGATGGATTGGATAGCACACCTGGTAAGCTTGGTGGTGGCCAGGATGGAGAGGAAAGCCCGGTTGGTAGTGCTTTAAAAGATACACAAACAAGTGATGCGGAATTCCTTCAGCCTATAATAAATGAGCAGCTAATATCAAAGATGCGGAATCTTGGTTTTATCATTGGTGACGGGTTACATTTTGAATATATCAACGATGCTGAAAAAGAAGAGTTCAGGGAGAAAGAAGATAAAAGCAATAAAGCCACGGCAGATCTGATGAAAGCCATTAAAGATGCTGGTGGGGAGCCTGATTGGAATTATTTTAATGAACGCACAGGCATGCAGGTAGAAAAAGCAGAACCACCTGAACCGGCTGCAATGAAGCTAGGACTTAATGGTAACAACGGGGTGCCTCCTTTTATGGTAAAGGGAAAAGAAAAAGAGGAGGAAAAAGAAAAAAAGATTGCAGCTATTCAAAGACAGCTGAACAAGGCAACCGGGTATAAAAAAGAAAGCCTTCAGAACAGATTGTTATTGCTAAAACAATAATTATATAACTATGCTAAAGCCACAATCGTTACCAGCAAAGAGTATTGAAATACTTTTGGCTCGCCTCAAAAATGAGCAGGAAGCATTTTACTTTTATGTTTCAGCAATGGCATGGTGCCGGTTGAATAGCTATGAGTGCTGTTCCAGGTATTTCGAAGTAGAATCTTATGGGGAGCAGTGGCATTACAAAAAGATATTAAACTTCCTTGCCGATTGGAATACAGCAGCATATTATTCCCCACTGCCTGAGCAAATAAAACCCTTTGTAAGTCTCCAGGATATATTTGAGCAGGCATATAAGCTGGAATTAAAGTTGGGAGAACAATATGAAGATGATGCAAAGGCGATTTTTCCGATAAGCCAAAACACTTATGCATTCATTCAGACGTTTGTTGAAATTCAAAATGACAGTGTTATTTCATCAAATAACTATTTACAAAAACTTTATAAGTATCTTGAAACCGATCCGGGCCTGATGTTATTTGATACGGAAGTTTTCAGCCAATTTAATAACCTAGCATATTGATTTAATTTATGCAGCATATACCAATTTGGGCAGAGAAAGCAGAATTGAACCGGGCCATTCAGAGGCAGATGATTGATACGGAAATGACAACCGTTAAAGCGGCATTGCGTAATCATTTAAACAGGGAGCCAGATAATGAAGATGCAAAGCTATGTAGCCAGATTCTTTCTGAGCCCTGGGATGGAACATATCGGTTGTTTTATTCAGGAACGGAACTTGGTATTATAAAGCATATCTTGGAACCAGAAAGATTCAGAGTTGAATTCATCCCTATACAAAAACTAAATTGAAACATGAGCAGCAGTTCACAAGAAAGGAGGGTTGTTTGTTATCCACATCCTAAGTATTTCAACTTATTCAGCGCCTATGTCAATGTGCAAGGGATAACAGAAAGCCAGGCAGGATCAGAGGCAATAAAAAAAATGATTGATGCCTTGCCTCCTGAAGTTAAGCGAAGAGTGGAAGAGAAAGCAAGAAACAACTCAAAAAATAGTTATTAATATGTCTGATACTAC